TGTCAAAATATAGAGAAATCTATCAGACGGCATAAATATATATGAAGTTACGGGTTCTTCATAAAAACCCACTTTAAACACACACAGGAGAAAATTATGTTTAACACAGCAACTTACGCCTTTATTGACGGCGTTTCAGACTTTAAAAAGAAATTCGTAGAACAAACAGTTCAACACGAAGGCATCAAAACAGCAATGAATACATTTGTTGATGCACAATCAAAATACACAAAAGCAGCCGCAGATGCAGGAATGCAATCAGCAATGGCTTTGGGTATGATTTTCACAAGCAAAACATTCTATGATGAAATGAGCAGCCAGTTCAAGACAATGGTTCCTGCTTTCAACACTGCTAAAACTGCAAAATCTACAAAGGCTAAGTAATATGAAGAAACTTCTAGGGATGCTATTAGTGTTCCTAGGTTTCTCTACAGATACCTATGGCACTGAGTTAGAAAGATATATTGTTGGCCGAAATCCAAAAGATGCAGGCGACATTGAGCGATTGACCTACGAGTTCCATCGCAAACAATCAGATTGGAGATTTCTATGAACACACTTAAACAACTATTCAACAGCCTACTAGAGGCAATACAGTCTATCAAAGACTACAAAGCGAGTAAAATGAAATGACATTTTCCCGAAAGATTTGAACAACTTAAAAAAATGTTTTATACTATATAAACATTAACACACTAAGGAAATATAATGTCAGACTATACACCAAAACTACCCGAAGTTAAATTTAATAAAAATGGCTATGAACTGCGTACTGATATTTTAGCTATGGCTAAAGACATGGTACAACAAGAATACTCAAGTAAATTTGCTGGTTGGGAACTAACAGCAAAACGTGATGAAAAAACGGGTCAACTTGTTTCAACAGTCACAATGCCAGAGTTTCCCGGTCTAGACAAAATCCTTGAAACTGCTGAAAAAATGTACGGTTTTGTTAATCAAAGTACTAATACTAAAAAGTAATACTTTTAGTTCTCAAAAATGCCCCGTTTTTGGGGCTTTTTTACACCCAAAATTTGACAATAAATGGATCTTCTGCTACAATAGAATCTTATACAGTTAGATAAAGGACACGAAATGACTACATTCATCAAAGGCAACTTCTACGGTACTGAGTACGTTGATTACACAAACCCAGTTGACGGTACTACAAAATTTGTAGCCCGTTTCAAGTATGCTAAAAGTAGCAAAAATAGTTTCCTTACATTCCTTACAAAGAACTTTACAGTTGAGGAATACTTTGGTCGCTTGGAAAAGAGTGAATCCCCACTTGAAATCTTGAAATCCAAAGGCTTTATTCAACCCCATATCAAAAAAATGCTCAAAGCACAGGGTTACCCGATTACTCTTGCTGGATTTGAGCAATTAGTACAAGATAATGTTGCAAAAACGCAACAAAGATTAGCCGCTTAAATTTGACAATAAATGGCTTTGGGTATATAATAGAATCTTAAACAGTTAAACAACGGAGTTAAACATGAAAGCATTACAAAAATTCATTGACCAGAAGAATCACTGGAACAGTATTTTCAAAGGTGAGCAGTACGAAATCACCACTCATGCTGGTCGTCAACGTGTTGCAGATATGATTGATTCGGCTTTGAGTCCAGAGAATCTTACTTGCGATGGTGAACTGCCCCGTGCAGAAGTTAACCGTCGCTACAAAGAATTGATGACTGCCGCTAAACAACTAAAACAGTTGGATCCATCTGTTAAGTTTTACGAATACGAAACTGAAGTTTAAGGAGAAGAACATGCACGGATTTGCTAACGTATCAAATATGACTAGTCGTCAAATTCAACGTATGGGTCATGCTGATGATTCTACTCCATATCGTGCTAAAACTAGAACGCAAAAGGTTACGGTTAATCACAATGCCGATGATGTGTGGAGTGCGGCATGTGCGGCTCAACGTATCAATGGTAGTTATATCAAGTTTACTATGATTAGCGAATCAGATCCTGCAGTGACAAAACTATCCAATCGTATGATTGTTGAACAATTATTGGCTGATACATTTATTATTACCGATCAGGATCGTGAGCAAGGTAAAAAGGTTCGTGCGTTTTATCAGGCATACACATTCAAAATCTTGCAAGGTAAACAACTAAATGATTTTGACAACACCACAATGTTGATTGCTAATCGTGATGTTATTACTAGCACCTATGATATTGCTGTTATTGCTAGTTTGCCATCATGCTATGAGCGTGGTGTTGTACGTCAATCGGCAGATCAACGTATTAACTTTGCTACAGGTGGTTTTATTGGTAAAGCTAATGATAAGGTAACGGCTTCTATTGAAGTATTGAAATCAGTATTTTCAATGAAATGGAATACAAACTATGTTACTGGTATTACTACTGATGACCAAGTAGTGTTCTTTGCTTATAAAGAAGCATTGGATATTGGTAAAGTGTTAAACATTACAGGTACTGTTAAAGCACATAGAGATAACAGTACCCAACTTAATCGTGTAAAGGTAATTGCGTGAATACAGAATTGATTCAAAAGTTAAAGGCACAATGTATCTTCCGTGAAATGCGTGGTACTAATGCGTTTGACAATTATATGGTAGATCGGTTCGATAGTGAGAAGTTTGCAGAACTGATTGTACGTGAGTGTGACCGTTATGCCCGTAGTGTATGGGAACATGGTCCGTTGTTAGGTAGAGACTTGTTAATACATTTTGGAGTTGAGGAGATGAGTGATGAATAAAGATATTGAAAAACTTTTTAAAGAAGCCAAAGGTTATGTTGAAGTAGACGGTGAAGGTAATCGTTCTACATATACATATGATTTTGACCCTGACGCTTTTGCTAGTTTGATTGTAGAAAAGTGTATTCAAACATTAGTCAATCATGGCTATACAGATGCGGCAACTGTTTTAAAAACAGAGTATGCTGAAGATTGGCAAAAATTAGAATTTCCGGAAATTTAAAATGACAAATTTATTAATAGGCTTTGTTCTTGGCATTGTAGTATCAACCGTGGGCTTTAGTGGCATTGCTAAAATAGCTGACAGCGGTGTAGAGAAAGTTAAACAGGTAACTGTTGATCAGGCTAAGTGAAATATAAACGTAAAAAAGTGGAGAATATTATGGGACTAGATATGTATGCGTATGTTGCTAAAAAAAGAGGGCAATATAATGACTTCTACGACACCGCAGAGTTGGATGCCAATGGTGATGAGTTTGTGAGTCAGACGGTCACCAAGCCACATGAACTTGCTTATTGGCGTAAGCATCCTAACTTACATGGTTGGATGGAACAACTTTGGGTTAGTAAAGGTCGTCCAAGGCAAAGTGTTGGTTGGCCTATATTCAACGGCATTGAGTTAGAACTAACTTGGGATGATTTAGATAACCTTGAACGAGCTATTCGTACCGGACAACTTCCGGATACTGAGGGTTTCTTCTTTGGTAGTCCGGCAGACAATCATTACTATGAACAAGACCTTGAGTTTGTCAACAACGCTAAGGCAGAAGTGTTCTTGGGGTTGAAAGTATTTTATAATAGTAGCTGGTAGCTAAATACCCCGTAAGGGGTAACATCATGGACACAATTAAAACAATAATTATAACAATACTGGTAGTCGTAGGAATGGTTTGGTTTGTAAGAGAAGGTACAGACGATCCTGATTATGTTGTCATAGAATATCAATGTTCCAAACTAGATACATATGAACATGTACCCAATGAAGTAACTGAAGAATGTAATAAACGTAAGGCAAAATAATGGCTATCTTATATCGTATCAAACCCTCTGATAAAAAATCAGTAGAAGCATACTATGATGTTTTCAGTAAAGATGAACAAGGCAATGTACGTGGTTGGAGTGTAACTGAACTGTATCGTTGGGGTCAAGGGTTTGTTGAAGATGAATCTGAGTTACCCTTTAGTGATGATAGGTATCATTGTGTCGATCCTACAATTGGTTGGGGTTGTGAACTTGAGGACCTTTGTGCAGTAGACTTTGAGTTTGATGATAGTTTTACCGATGAAGAAAAAGAAGAAATTGAACAACTTTGGGCAGACGGTGGCGCGGGTTGGCTCTATGACGGTGAACATAATTGGGAAGTTGAAGAAGATACTATTACTATTTTGGGTCCGTTTACTGTTGACAAAATTGACGAGGACGTGTATAATGAGAGTATTGAAACAGTAGAACTTAAACCCCGTCCACCTTTTGTCGCAACAACGGCGTGGCCATTCTCAGGATAAAATATGAACGAACGATTTAAAACATTGTGCAAAGAAGCATTTACTGAAGCACACGAATCTAGGATAGGACCCGATGGTCTAATTAGATCCGATGGAAATCCATATATCTTTTATGAAAAGTTAGCCAAGTTGATTGTTCTTAAATGTGCCGAGATTGCTGATACTGCGGAACCATTCCTTGCTTCGGATTTGATTAAAGAACATTTTGGAGTTGAAGAATGAGTGCAAGTTGGATTAATAAACTAAACGAATCAGATAGCCGCCTGCACAAGGAAGATGTCATTTTACAGGCGCTTGAGGCAAGTGTCCTAGGTAGCACTAATGCTCAGATTTTTCTGGGTTTGACAAAAGCTTGTTACAATCCTTATGTGACATTCGGTGTGCGAAAAGTTTCTGATACAGTAGGTATCATTGATGCTGAAAATCCTTGGAGTGATTTTAATACATTACTGACTATGTTATCACACCGTGATTTGTCAGGTAATGCCGCACTTGATGCTATCAATGAAATGAGTGAACGTTTTGATAGTATAGAATGGAATACATTCTGTGCTCCTGTTATTCGTAGAGATTTACGTGCAGGTATTTCAGACAAAACAATTAATAAAATCTGTAAGAAAACAGAATATGAAATTCCAATCTTTGGTTGTCAACTAGCAACTAATAGTGAGGGTCGTCCTGAGATGAAAGGCACTAAACGTCTAGAGCCTAAACTTGATGGTGTACGTGTATTGTTGATGGTTATCCCTGGTGCGAGTGAGGGTGTAACTACTATATGTTTCAGTCGTAATGGTAAAGTGTTTGATAACTTTACACATATTGAACAACAGGTTAGCGACAACTTTGTTAAGATTGCTAGAGGACATCAGAACGCATTGATTAACGGATTTGTATTAGATGGAGAAGTGATCGGTAATACATTTCAAGAACTTATGCGACAAGCACGCCGTAAGACTGATGTACAAGCAGATGATAGTGTATTCAACATATTTGATATTATTCCATTAAGTGATTTCCGTGAAGGTCATTGGAATGCTCAACTACGTAAACGTATTGCTATACTTGAACATATTCGTCATGTAGTTGACACTATGCCTAACGTTGAACTACTACCACATATTATGGTTGATTTAGATACAGCCGCAGGTAAGGATCAACTTGAACGTTATGCTAAGGATCAAGTTAATGCAGGATTTGAAGGCATTATGATTAAAGAATTAGAAGCTCCATACATCTGTAAACGTAGTACTGATTGGATGAAATGGAAGCCAACGTTAACTGTAGACTTGGAGGTCGTAGGTGTTGAAGAAGGTACTGGTAGAAATTTGGGAAGACTTGGAGCATTGGTTTGTCATGGAGTTGACGACGGGAAAGAAATTACAGTCAATGTGGGTAGTGGCTTTAGTGATGATGATAGAGATGACTATTGGAATAATCGTAATTTGGTCATTGGTCGTACTGCTGAAGTCTTATGTGATGTGATTACACAGAACCAAGATGGTACTTACAGTTTGCGTTTCCCACGCTTTGTTAGATTTAGGGATGACAAATGAATGATTTAAAATTTACCACCGCAGGTGATTATATGAACACTAACGAACGAATTAGAGAACTTGCTGAACATGCTGGCTGGGACAATCATCACTCAAAATTTGATACTAGGATTAAAAAGTTCGCCGAGTTGATTGTGGCAGAAATGTTGCAGACTTGTGAGGATCATCCAGGATGGTCGGGTCGAATGATTGGTGAGCAGATTAAACAACATTTCGGAGTTAAAGAATGACATTCAATGATTGGGTTTATTTTATTAGTGGTATAATTTGGGGCGGATGGATGGTTCGTCCTCTAGTAGATACAGTAGTAGATATAGTAAAGAAAATTTACCAGAACGCTAAGGAGGCACAAAATGGTAACAATAGTTAAACACGAATGGCATCAACATGATAGACAATATGCTATTGAAATTGATGAAGCATTACTCAGTGAAATCTATCCTGACAAGGAAGAAGATGAGATTAAAGTAATACTAGATGGTATTATTGATGGTACATATGATTATGAAGATGTTATCAATGATGCTTATGAGAATGATGTAGAAATTGAATGGGAGTTTCAGTATGATGATTGTTGGACTGACCGCAAAGGTGGTTACGATGTTACCTACGAACTAGGCGATGAATCTAGTTGGCATAGTGAACCCGAGCCTCCACCACATACTCATAAATGTACTAAATGTAAATGGACAGGTCAAAGTTATGATACTGAATGGTTATGGCCTGAAGATGACGAGACTGGTGAGAAAGAAGCCAAAAAAGTTTGTCCAATGTGTGATAGTGACACTGAATTAACAGAAGCCGGCGTTAAAGAAGAACAAGAACGTAAAGAGCGTATGGCACGTTGGGATAAAGAAAATATCATTAATGAAGAAGATGAAGAACTAGTTGATGAAAATGAACTAGAAGAAGCATTGGAAGAACTTAAGGCAGAGTTTGAGACACTTATTGCAGAACCAGATTTATTGCCTAACTATCCAGCTGGCGAATATACAATACGTATCTGGGGTCGTACACGTGAGATTGGCGTACACAAGATTAAGAAAGCTCAATACGAGTATTGGAGTGATGAGGACCACGAAGATGATTTGAGTGATGCTCTTAATGAGAGTTATGACTACGATGAGAATGAAACTCCCAAAGCGGCACGATTTGATTTGCCATACTATGAGTATCAAGGTAAACATTCATTCTGGGGCTTTGACCAAGATGATACTCACATGACTATCACCAATAGTGAGGGTGAAGAAATCTATGAAGGTGATTTAGAATCATTTATTGCTGAAGCACACGGAGAAGAAGATAGTCGTTGGGAAGCTACAGAAGAATTAGAAGAACTATATCCTGAATACTTAGGTAAAGGTTATTGGCTGATGTGGACACAAGGTGGTAAAGGATCATGTATTCAAACTACCATTGAGATTGCTGAAGGTGAGGAGTTTGATCCTCGCAAACTTAAAGTATTGAACTGGGATGTTCAAGGTACAAGTGTTGTCACCCGATTAGTATATGATGGTGAAGAACTTGATGATGAAGGAATGGACAGTGAGCATGATAACTGGCGAGGTCAATGGGCACAGTTTGATGTACACCATAATACAAAATGAACGCATATACCTTAGTAGGACAATCCTATGTATTTGAAGATGGCAATAAGATTGAAATAATACAGGTAAAAAAGACTGATGAGGATCGTGGTGATTATTTAGTTACATATCACGTTACTCACGGACCCAGTATACCTCAAAAACTAGTTTTACCTGTAAAAGAATTTCTTAGTTATTATAGTCACTTATTTGATGTAGATATAGACTAAATATTAGATGCGCCTTAAATTTTTATCATTCTCAAATCTCACACTATTAGTAGCACTCTGTCTTAGTTCGGTAGCTGCCTGGTATAGTATTATTGGCTTAACCGCTATCTTTGCAGGTGCGGTTATTCCTGTTATCATCATGGGTGGTATCCTTGAAATAGGAAAGATTACCACCACTGTTTGGCTACGTAAGTATTGGCACCGAGCAGGTTGGTTATTAAAACTATATCTTGTGCCTGCTGTGATTGCACTAGCATTACTTACTAGCATGGGTATATTCGGCTTCTTAAGTAAAGCACACATGGAGCATGGTATCAGTACCGGTGATAGTCAAGCCAAACTGTCATTATACGATGAGAAGATTAAAACACAACGAGACAATATTGAGTTAGCACGTAAAGCATTAACTCAAATGGACAATCAAGTTGACCAACGTTTAAGTCGTGGTGATAGTGAGAATAGTGCTGAACGTGCTGTTCAAATTCGTAGGCAACAAGCCGGTGAACGTACTAAACTACAAAAAGATATTGGTAATGCTCAGAAAGAAATTGCTAAACTTAATGAAGAACGAGCACCTATTGCGGCTGAAAATCGTAAAGTAGAAGCAGAAGTTGGACCTATCAAGTATATTGCCGCATTGATATATGGTGATACTGCTGATAACAATACATTAGAATCTGCCGTTCGCTGGGTTATTATCTTATTAGTTATTGTATTTGATCCGTTAGCTATTGCATTAGTGTTAGCTGCCAATGCTAGTAGAGAATGGGATAAAGAAAAAGAAGATGAGGAGGGTGACAGCCCTCTAGGGACCGAAATAGCGGCGACTCCCACTGTCACTGAACCTGCATATGAACCTGATGATGGTCCATTAACTGATGAACAGATTAACCAGATTATTGCAACTGCTGAATCTCCCAAAGAACCCATTAACTGTTATATGTGTGGTACCGAGTTAGTTAATGCCCCTGGTATAGGTCCTTTCTGCCCAAACAAATTATGTGATGTTCGTGATGGTCCGTTTGAAGAACCAGAAGAAGAACCAAAATCTTTATTAGAAAAGTATCCATATTTAGCTAAACCATTTGTTAATTTTGATACTAAACCAATGGTTGCTAAAAAAGAATCTGATGGTACAGAAGTAATAGTTAATACCTTTGAGAAACCTTATAAGGAATTAGATGGCGGTTATGTAATGTTTGAGGATAAGCATTACAAAGTAGATGCATTAAAGAGTTTGCGTCCAGATGTATTCCTGGCAACGGCAGATAATCAACGTTCTATTAGTACAAATTTTGGTAGCAAGTTTCCGGATGAGGCTAATAAAGGTGATGTATTTGTACGTGTAGATTCCTTACCAAACCGTGTCTATAAGTATGATGGACGTAAATGGATTGAGGTTCAAAAGGGACAGTCGGATACCTATCTACATAACCAAAATTATATTAAATATTTGGTTGAAAAGATAGAAAAGGGCGAATACGATTTGGATTTATTGTCCGAAACTGAAAAAGAACAGATAGAATTGTTCCTAAAGAACCAAAAATAATTGACAATAATTGGATATCGTGTTAATATACACATATCTTAACTTATTGGAGATTGAAATGAATTTCAAATTATTAGCTTTAGTAACTGCTCTTTCATTAGCGGGCTGTTCTGGAATGAAACGTGGTGAAGGAGAATTTGAACAGATTCGTAACCAAAAACTATCTACATCATTTAAACAGGATACAATCCGTATTGAAACTGATTGTTCTTGGTATACATTAGATAAATCAAACTGTGATATTACAAGTATTGAATCGGTTGGTACAGCTAGTTCTAATGGCAATAGTGATAACAATCGCCGAACAGCGTTAATTCGTGCAGGTGATCGTGCCCGTGCTAATGTTCGTCACTTTATTCAGGAAGATGTATCAAGTACACGTGTAACTAATACTCTTGCTAAAAACGTTGAGAAGGCAAGTGACCGAATGAAATCACGTACTACAACCGGAGAAGTTGTTGCAATGAGTGACACCGATGCTGAAAAAGATACAAATCATTCGGTACGTGAAAACAGCAATGATACTGCTTATCAATTAAATGAAACCATTCGTGTTAATGCCCAAGGCATATTACGTGGATTCAAGGTAATTAAACAAGAGGTAGTTGGACCACAAGAAGTTTCAGTAACGATTCGTTGGGATAAAGAATCTGCACAAGTTTCTAATCAATTGCGTAAAAAATTCGGTAACTAATTATGCGGTTATTATTACTAGCGGTATGTTTAGTACTTACCGCATGTGCTTCTACCACTAAACCAGATACTTATTTTCGTTCTACTGGTATAGGTAATACCTACGAAGAGGCTAAACACAATGCTTTTAAAGAAGCTATTGAGTATCAAGTAGGTGTAGTGATTGCTAGTGAACGTGAGTCATACAACGAGAAACTAGTAAAGAATGAAATCCTAGCATATAGTTCAGCCTTTGTTGATGAATATAAAATTATCTCACAACAAAATGTTGGTAATAAGGTTCAGGTGGTAGTAGATGTTAAGTTATCTTTACTTAGATTAAGTGATAGGATCCTATCTAAGGGTAAGGATAGCAAAAACCTTGACGGTGCTAAACATGATAATCAATATAAATCATTCTTAGAAAATAAACAGAATGGTGATAAGATACTTGCTAGTGTATTAAATGATTACCCTAGACGGGCATATGATATTAAACAAAGTGATTATGTTGTTAAGATAGATGCTTACCGAAATTTAACATTGACTATTCCATATGAATTGAGTTGGAATCCTAACTATATTGCATCATTACATGATGCTATACGATTAGTATCAGACGGGAAACCATCATTGTGGACAAAAGAAAAGGGAATTGCACAACAGTATCCTTCTACAGTTAGAGTAGGTACTGAGAAATATTATTTTAATGAATTTATTATTACAAATAAAATACTTGATTCCATCACTGATTGGAATGAGGTTAGAATTAATATGGAAATTAAAGATTTATATAATAGGACACATTATAGTGAATGCTTTGTACCTAAACAATTACATCGGAGAGTAGGTGATTATTATGATGTTAACTATATAAAAACTATTAATATCGGTATTAATGCAAAAGCCGGTGAGAGAAACACGATTGAGATGAAAATTCAAAACAATAGTAAATTAGCAAACATAATGTATAATCTATCTAAAATTGAGTTATCAGTTGTGCCTAAAAAAGTATGTGTGAAAAATAATTAAGATAAGTAATAGTATGTCAACAGAAACAAAATTAAGCCATTGCTCATTCTGCGGTAATCACAAAGATGTAGTAAACAAACTCATTGTAGGGGAAGATGTAGCTATATGTAGCGATTGTATTGAGTTATGTACTCAATTAATGCACGATGATAAAAATCTTGAAGAAGAAAAGATTGAAAAAGATTATATTAGATTTGATCCAGAAACTATCAAAGAGTTTTTAGACCAACATATCATTGGGCAAGATAATGCAAAAATGGTACTCAGTGTAGCTATTGCTAATCATTACAAACGTATTAATTCTCCTCCTAAGGATCTTGAAATCCAAAAAGGTAATGTATTATTAATCGGACCTACAGGATCTGGTAAAACATTACTAGCAAAGACTGTAGCAAAATATTTAGAAGTGCCCTTTATTGTTGCTGATGCTACAAGTTTAACAGAAGCTGGTTACGTAGGTGATGATGTAGAATCCATGATTAGTATGCTATTAAATGCCGCAGGTGGTGATGTTAAACTAGCAGAACGTGGTATTGTCTTTGTTGATGAGATTGACAAGATTGCCCGTAAAAGTGAAGGTTCAAGTATCACCCGTGATGTATCAGGTGAAGGTGTTCAACAAGCATTATTAAAAATGGTTGAAGGAACTACATGTCGTATTCCAGCCGGCGGAGGACGTAAGCATCCCGGTGGCGATATGTTAGAAGTTAATACTAAAAATATCTTATTCATTGCCGGTGGTGCGTTTGTTGGATTAAAAGATATTGTTAACAATAGGTTAAACGGTACAAGTATTGGCTTTGGGGCTGATATTAAAGATGCACGTAAAGAGGGTGATTTGTCTATGGTTAGTCCAGATGATTTAACACGATTCGGAATGATTCCTGAATTTATTGGACGATTCACTACTACAGTTAGTGTAGAGAATTTGACTAAAATTGAAATGGTTCAGGTTCTGACAAAAGTTAAAAATAACTATATTGACCAATATAAGTATTTGCTTAGTTTAGATGACATTCAGTTAGAATTTAGTGAAGATGCTATCTCACAACTAGCTGAAAACACAATGAAATTAAAGACCGGGGCACGTGGATTACATACTGAAATTGAAAAGGCCTTGATGCCACATATGTATAACACTAAGAAATACCGTGAAAATAACATTAAAAAGATAAATATTAATCAGGAGCAAATTTTAAAGCCAAAAGCCGCAATATGATTAGAGGACGTAAAGTTTTAGTTAATGACGGAAATACAGAAAAGGCCCTACGTAAATTTAAAAAATTGATTACGGATTATGGTACTTTACAAGAAGTCCGTGACCGACAAGAATTTGTGAAACCTACTGTTAAACGTAAACTAGCTAAAAGTCAGGCCAAAAGACGTTGGGACAAACATTTGCGTGAACAAACTTTACCTAAAAAGTTGTTCTAAAATACTAGGATTTGTCTTAGGTATACTAAATAGAAGTATGCTTAAAATTAATTCATCATTTAATACCTACCAAAATTGTGCTAGTTGTAATAATATTATTACAGTAAAAACATATGCTCATCCAAATAATCCTAATTACGGCAAACCAATTGTTGCCCACAAAACAAAAATAACATGTAGTCGTAAATGCCATAAAGAATGGCAAAAAACAATTTCTTGGGAAGAACGAATAGGATTAGAAAGAGCCAATCAAATTAGAGAAGAACGACGGGAACAACTGTTGTCCAATAACCCTAGTACTGATCCTGAGGTGGCTAAAAAAATAGGTACCAGCTTGTCAGACTATCTAACAAAAAATCCAGAAGTTAGGCAAGGGAAAAATAATCCATTCTTCGGTCATTCACACGATCCTGCCCAAATTGAAAAATGGAAAAACGATAAATCAGGTAAGTGGTCGTACTCACCTGAACAAAAAGAAAAACAAACTAAGAATACCCCAAAGAAAGAATCTCATCCAAATTGGAAAGGCGGAATTTCAAATGGCGAATATGGTCCGGAATTTAATAAAGAACTTAAAGAAAGTATTAAAAAAGATTACAGATATGTTTGTCAGATGTGCAATGCACCTAAGGTTAAATTAGATGTACATCATATTGATTACAATAAGAAAAACAATGCCAATAACAATCTTATTCCGTTATGTAAACATTGTCACGCAAAAACAAATTTCAAGAGAGAAGAATGGGAAACTCTTTTTAAGAATAGGTTGAATAAAAATTAAAAATAAAGTATAATATGATAAATAAAGATGTAAGTGCTGAATGAGTCAGGCTTACTAATTATACATCTTGCTTATTAAAGGAGAAAAATATGTCAAAGCATGTTATTGGCGTGGACTTAGGAACAACTAATTCCTGTGTAGCCATTATTGAAAACGGAATCCCCAAAATAATTGAAAATTCAGAAGGTGCTAGAACTACACCCTCAATCGTTGCCTATGCCAATGATGAGATATTAGTAGGTGCTAGTGCTAAACGTCAATCAGTTACAAATCCAAAGAATACAATCTATGCTGCCAAGCGATTAATTGGACGTAAGTTTACAGAACAAGCTGTACAAAAAGATATTGACCTTATGCCTTATTCTATTGTCAAAGCTGATAATGGTGATGCATGGGTAGAAGTAAATGGACAAAAGCTAGCCCCACCTCAGATTAGTGCTGAGGTATTACGTAAAATGAAAAAGACTGCGGAAGACTATTTGGGTACTTCAGTTACTCAGGCAGTTATCACAGTACCAGCTTACTTCAATGACAGTCAACGTCAAGCTACTAAAGATGCAGGACGCATTGCTGGTCTAGAAGTATTACGTATTATCAACGAACCAACAGCGGCTGCTCTAGCTTATGGTGTAGATAAACAAGATAAGAAGGATCGTAAGATTGCGGTATATGACTTGGGTGGTGGTACATTTGACGTATCTATCATTGAACTAGCAGACGTTGAAGGTGAAACTCAAATTGAAGTACTATCAACAAATGGTGATACATTCTTGGGCGGTGAAGACTTTGACCAACGTATTATGGATTTCTTAGTTGATGAGTTTAAGAAAGACAATGCGGTTGATCTTAAGAAAGATATGTTAGCATTGCAACGCTTGAAAGAAGCGGCTGAGAAAGCTAAGATTGAATTGTCCAGTTCAGCACAAACAGATGTTAACTTACCATATATTACTGCTGATGCTAATGGTCCTAAACATTTGAACGTTAAGTTAAGTCGTGCTAAATTAGAATCATTAGTTGATGAATTAATTCAACGTAGTATCAAACCATGTAAACAAGCCATGACAGATGCAGGTGTTTCAACATCTGATATTGATGAGGTTATACTTGTTGGTGGTATGACACGTATGCCTAAAGTACAGGAAACTGTTGAAGCATTGTTTGGCAAAGCACCACGTAAAGATGTTAATCCAGATGAAGCAGTGGCAGCAGGTGCCGCACTTCAAGGTAGCGTATTAGCCGGTGAACGTACTGATGTATTGTTATTAGATGTAACACCATTAAGTTTAGGTATTGAAACATCCGGTGGTGTATTTACTAAGTTGATTAAGAAGAATACAACTATTCCAACTAAACATAGTCAAGTGTTCAGTACAGCAGATGATAATCAACCGGCAGTAACTATTAAAGTTGCACAAGGTGAGCGTGATTTGTTTACATATAACAAGTTATTAGGTGAGTTTAATTTAGAAGGAATTCCGCCAGCAATGCGTGGAGTACCACAAATTGAAGTTACATTAGATGTTGATGCTAATGGTATTCTTAATGTAAGTGCCAAAGACAAAGGTACAGGCAAAGAGAATAAGATTACTATTAAATCTGATTCAGGATTGACTGAACGTGAAATTCAACAGATGGTTAATGATGCTGAAGAAAATGCAGAAGCTGATGCTAAACAAGTTAAATTCATTCAAGCAAAAAATACTGGTGAATCAACATTAAACAGTTTCCGTAAAGATTATGAGAAGTACGGTGACAAAGTAACAGCAGAAGAAAAAGAAAAAGTATCAAATGCTATTGATGCATTAGAAGTTGCGTTAGCCGGAACTGAAGTTGAAGAAATTGACAACAAAGTTAAAGAACTATATGAAGCTATTGGTCCTATTACTAAACTCAAGTATGAAGAGGAACAAAAAGCCAAAGAAACATCTCAATCACAAAAGTCTGATGACAATGTGGTAGATGCAGAGGTTAAGGAAGCACCTTAATCTAAACAAAATCGGGTGCCGCATTCGGCGGGCCCGATATCGTCATAAACTTGCTTATTAGGAGAAAAACATGACAACAAAAACATTAACCCTTCGTGCCATTGATATTCCATCAATACACAAATTCGGAATCGGATTTGATTCTATGTTAGATGAATTAATGCGTCTAACAGCTGGACAAACAAACACCAACTATCCACCTCACAATGTTATTAAAACAGGTGATGAGACTGTAACTATAGAGGTTGCTGTAGCTGGTTTCGGAGAAAATGATTTAGATATAAAATTAGATAACAATGCTTTAATTATATCCGGGTCCAAAGCACGTGAAGAAATGCTTAACTATGAATATTTACATAGAGGATTAAGCAGTAGAGATTTCACACAAACATTCCCATTAGCTGAACATGTTGAAGTAATACATGCTGAAGTAAAGAACGGAATTCTTTCTGTTTATTTAGAACGTAAAGTTCCAGAAGAAAAGAAACCAAAATCTATTGCAATTACTTATACTAAGTGATATAATAAATTTTATATAAATAAGTGTGCGGGGTAACTCGCACACATAACTAAACTAAAACAATGTCTAAAACAGAAATTAAAACTACCATTAAACCTAACTTGAGTTTAACAGAGCCTCCGTTATTTAAAATCATTTATTTAAATGATGAGGTAACGAGCATGGAATTTGTCGTAGGTAGTTTAATTGAATATTTCAATTACACTGATGACACAGCGGCACATATTACAGAAAATATTCATAGTCAAGGTAGTGCAGTTGTTGCTGTGTTACCATATGAAATTGCTGAACAAAAAGGTATTGAAGTAACAGTATCGGCACGTAGTCAAGGCTATCCTCTACAAGTTAAAGTAGAGTCTGAAGCTAATTAAACTTCTATTCTTTTAGCCCAATATGGGTTTCTTTTATAATAACTGTTGTTGATATAGTTAATACCATCTAACACAATATCAACACTTTTATTATATTGACCATACACCCAATGAGTTACTTTACCCTCTGAATCTTTAATCAAGGATAATTTTAACGGTGGTATGGAATATATGTCATCTGGTTCTTCTCCGAATAATAATTCATGTCCGGGAGCAGAATGACTAACAATTAAGATTTTTGTTACATCTAAATGAAGCTGTAGTTTTTCAATAGAATTACCTAAATAACCTATATCTTCATATCGTTCATTTTCTATGTGTACAGGACTTAGTAAAGGATATGCATATTCATTATGAAACCAACCATTGGTTCCTACAATAGCAATACCATCTATGATAACTACATGGTTATGTAAATATGCTACATTGCGTATACTTTTAGATATAGTAACCAGTTCATTAGTACGTACAGTTATATTAGCTACACCTTCATACTCTAATGATCCTGCGGTGTAGAACACGCCTTGATAAAAATGTGATAAATGTAATAGGATTTGATGTATAGTACGTAAATCATTACTGATGTTACCTGCTATAATACAATAGAGACTTGTTGCTTTTCCTTCCCAATCAAATTGTTCGGTCGGGCCAAGATTTAGGTCACTTATTACATCAAATCCTATTTTCATTAATCGGGTAGTTACTTAGCTACTGTAACTTTTGGCTTGGCTGTTTTTGCAGGTGCTTTAGCTTTAGCCGGGGCTTTAGCGGCTGTTTTTGCCGGCGCCTTTGGCTTTGCTGGGGCTCTAGCTTTTTTAACAGGTGCTACAATTGATGAAGCTTCTGTTCCGGCAGGTAGTGCTTCTACGTTAGGTGCCTCAACCTTAACTGGCTCTGCTACCGGAGCAGATGCTTCTACCTTATAAGGTGCCGCTACTTCTGTTGTTTTATCATTACGCATGAAAAAGAACCAAGCTATACCAGCCAAAATAACCAATCCTATAATAATTTCCATTTAATTTCTCCTAAACATATATTTACTCTAGGACGTTAAATTGGTTATTTTTTCCTAATATATTGCTAGATTGCAGGGTCCTGCTACAATAAATACAGTATGACAAAAAAATCCGAACTTTCCAAATTAATGCGTGAACCGCTACCAAGTATCGGTTACCAAAAACGTCTAAGCTACCGAACGAATAACGCTGAAGTAGTAGAACTATATAAACTAATCAATCAGGCATGCTTTAACAATAAGTTGAACATGCCTGAAATTGAGGTTACAGCCCGTTGTAGAAAATACTGGGGTATGTGTTTTGGCAGTTTTGAGATTGTTAAATATCGCAAAACCTATTGTAAAATCCGTCTCATGGACAAGTGGTTCTGTAAACAGTGGTTAATCACTACTTTAGCACATGAAATGGTGCATCAATATCAATGGGATATTGACGGAGCTAAACGTGAACGTGAAGGTAAAGATAGAATAATGAGTCATGGTCCTAGCTTCTATGCTCATAGAGAAAGACTAGCTAAACATGGGATTTCATTAAAAGTAGGCCATGGTCAAAAGCGTTGGCTTAAACATCAAAGCTTTGCTAAATGTTAAGCTCGTCCGACTGCCCTAGCCCCTACATAATCTTTGTATGATTTTGAGATAGACTTATCGTGCTGTGCTTGATCCACTGCTTTTTGATTAGGATTATCTATAACGTTACCGTGTTGATCCACTAAGATAACATCCTTATTACCCTTTTTACCTATGCCACGAGTTAATGTAACTCCTAAGGGACGAATACCTGCAACACCCAAACTACCACCATTACGTGTACTATCATTACGCAACAACCAAACCATTAAATGGCTTTCTGGTATGTCGGCTGCACTAGTAATAACAGCATGTGCATCAACTGTTACAGTAGCACCATCTTGTACAAAATGCTCTGGCTTGAATGTCTGTATAACAATTCCACCTTTAGGATTTAAATCACTTCCAAAGATAGCATTCAATGCTTCTTCTTCAGTAGGCTCCATAACAATTTCTTTACTTAATTCGTATACAGGAACAGTACCTGTCTTTAATTTACGTTCGCCAATTTGGTTAAGTTTGACATAACCCTTTTTGACTAACTTATCTAATATTTTTCGTGCCCGCTCACCAAACAAATTATCAGCACTTTCCCACATATCGGCATCTAATTTCTTAATACTAATTGGTAAAAATCCTTTAGGACTTTGTAATACAACATCTGCTTTCTTACGGTTACCCGTATCACGTCCTGCAACGTCAACATTAATGCAGTTCTTAATGGTCATCTTCTTACCACGTGGATCAACAAACGTTACATTGGCTGAACCATATGTCTCAACTACTGATTGAATAATACTAGCTAACTCTAGTTCATTAGCTACACCTGCACTTTTCTCACCCTGTTTACCGCTATCTTTTACAACAACTTGCACTGCACTATTAGCAAATATTACACCGCCCAAACTACTTATACCAGGATCACGTGAATATTCAACCCCATCCTGAGGGTATGCTTTTTTCAATACAGCCAATACTTCTCGTAAGATATCATTACGGAATTCAGCTTTTTTAGCACCATCGGGTATCTGTACCAAAACATTGATTTTGTTCCCGTTAATTTTGAAATCTTCATACCCAGCTTTACGCAGAGTCTGTTCCACATCATGTTTGGTAACAGTCTTTAATTGGTCAACAGCTTCAACCAAAGTTCTTGTAAATTCAGTATATCTCATGTATAATATCTCAAATAATATGCTAATTATAGCACCATTAAGTATTTATCGCAAAACATTTTTAAACAAGGAAACAATATGAGCTTAGTCCCAATGGTATTAGAACAAACAAGTAAAGGCGAACGTAGTTATGACATTTATAGTCGTTTACTACGTGACCGTGTTATTTTACTTGAAGGTGAGGTACATGACCAAATGGCAAATCTAATCGTTGCACAACTACTATATTTGGAAAGTGAAAATTCAGATAAGGACATCAGTCTATATGTCAATAGCCCGGGCGGATCAGTTACTGCTGGTATGGCAATATATGATTGTATGCAGTTTATCAGACCTGACGTACAAACTATTGTTATGGGTCAAGCTTGTTCAATGGGTAGTTTGTTAGGTCAAGCTGGTGCAAAAGGTAAACGAATGATTCTTCCTAACGCACGACATATGATTCATCAACCAAGTGGTGGAGCACGTGGTCAGGCCACTGATATGGAAATTCAAGTTAAAGAGATTTTGGCTATGAAAAAGTCTCTAACACAAATCTATGTTGACCACAATAGTGCTGGAAAGTCGTTTGAGGAACTTGCAAAAGACATGGAACGTGACTTTTTTATGAGTGCTAACGAGGCCGTAGCGTATGGCCTAGCTGATAGTGTGTTGCAAAAACGCAACAGTTAATAATTTGACAATAAATGGAATTCCTGTTAAACTTACATCTTGTTTGTAACTTTAATAGGAATTTTTTATGTCTAAAAATGCAGTATTGTTCCGTGAAGTAATTTTCAAATATCACCCTGCATTCAAACGCAGTCAGGACTTGTGTAATTGGGCTTACAAGAATCCTGATATGTTTAACGTTACTAGGTTAATAGAGGAAAGTTTTGCGGCAGTAGGATCTTATAAATTTATTGATGGTAGCCATTGTGATTTTTCAGATGGTACCGATAGTAAAACAGCTAGTATTGGTGTTAATTCGTCAGGTGCATCAAACACTAGTTTTACAGGGGCAGTACATAGTGTAGTCACATCTGCCGGTACACTTAAAGAAGGTGGGTTAAGAGTTATAGTTTACAACCCACACACTGATTCTTTAATGTATTATTTCTTACCCAAAAGCTTTTGGAGTAAACATATCACAATGCATAATAAAAAGAATTGTGGATTAATTACATATTCTTACAATATTAAAAAAGACAATATTAAAAAATTTGAAAACTTTAGATTTCGGTCTTTTCGTCAACTAGCGTTATGTCCCTATAATTGGGAAATTTGACAATAAATGGGCTTTCTGCTACAATAGAATCTTAGACAGTTAACTAAAGGACTACGAAATGGCAAAGAAAATCTCTATCAAAGTATTCGGTGACCCAGGACACGCTTGGGCACGTTTCCCTAAAGCTAAGTTGGTTAGTCTTGGTATTGCCGACAAGATTACTCCCTACAGCTATCAAAATGGTACTAATGCTTTCCTTGAGGAAGATTGTGACCTGTCAACATTGTTGACGGCTCTTAAAGCCAAGGGTTATGAAATAAAATTCAACGAAAGCTTTACCAATAAACAAAGCAAAATCCGTGGTTATTGCACATACCAAATTTGACAATAAATGGGTTTGGGTCTATAATAGAGTCTTATTCAGTCAAAAGGAGTTAGCAATGAGTTTACGATACGATACAGTGGGCGAGATGATTACCATGAACGAAAGCCAAAAACGTGACATTCGTATGTATGGATGCACCGAGGCGCAAATGCGTGAGGCTGTAGAACAAAGTATTACTTTTCGTCATTCTGGTCCTGCTATGATGGCCGCTAGTCTTATGTCCGATGCCCAAGAGATGATTAATACCGAGTACGGTGACATTGACTATATGCGAGCCGAAGACGCCCGTCAAGCCCTCAATCGTGCAAAATGGATCCTTTTTGAGTATTGCGACAAACGTTAAAATTTGACAATAAATGGATTTGGGTATATAATAGAATCTTAGACAGTCAACTAAAGGACACGAAATGAAAGAAGTTACAGCAATCAAAGTTATCCAAAAAGATGCAGAGTTTTTGGGCATGAGTTTTATATCAATGGTTAAGTTTATTGAAACTAACCCTTTGGCACAAACCAGTAAGACTTTGGAAGCTTTCAAGGTTCTTAATCCCGGATTCGTATTCCCCAAGAAAACAGTCACTAATTTAATGACCGGCAAGAAAATAGAGATTGATGCTGATACCCCACACTGTTGTAATCCTGCAACAGAGACTTATTGGTCAATGTAAAAATTTGACAATAAATGAGTTTGGGTATATAATAGAGTCTTATTCAGTCAAAAGGAAACAAAATGTTGTTAGTTAACAAATCTCTCAAAACTTCAGGTAACGGTCTCTGGTCAATTGCAGTTAAAAGTGTTAAGGTTACAGGTTTGGACCTCTCTTATATAAATGACGAAGGTGAATTCGGTGAGTTGCGTGTGTACTTTGATACTACATCTTGGAACGTTGACAAAGACGGATTGATCTATACTGACAAACAATTCATTAAGGAAGTGAAAAAATTGTTGGCCGAACAACATCTCGGTACTGACGTTTCATATTCCGAGCAAGGTATGCAAGGTGATACTTTTGTATCACTGGATTGCGGATCCGAATTCATCAAATCTTTCCAAAATTTGCTTGTTGTAGAACTATAAAAATAGCCAAAATTTGACAATAAATGGCTTTGGGTATATAATAGAATCTTAGACAGTAAAGAAAAGGACTAAAAAATGCGTACAAAAACTATCATTGACGGCTTCAAAAATTCACAAAAATTCCGTGTAATTTTCAAGGGTGACGGATCCGAAAACGATATCGGTATGTATATGACAATCCAGCAAATGACGGAAATGTTTGCTACCGTTAACGCCCGTGCTACTTGCTGGGATGCATTGATTAAATTGTCTTATTTGCGTTATGAAGCTAACCGCACAAATCAACCGATTCCGACAGGTCTCGGTCACACAATCCGGGGCAAACAAGTCCAAGTAGACTTGGTGTAAAATTTGACATTAAATGGCATTTGTGCTATAATATATTCTTAGACAGTTAAATAAAGGACTTACAAAATGGCTACTCGCTCTACAATTGCATTAGAATTCGCTGATGGTACTATCGGTCAGGTGTACAGTCACTGGGATGGTTATTTGGCTCACAACGGTAAAATGTTGATGGAGTATTATTCTAATCCCTTTATCTTGCGTGACTTGATTGACCTCGGTGACTTGTCTAGTTTGCGTCCACAAATTGGTACAAAGCATCCCTTCAGTCACTATGATGTGGAAGACATGACATTGGTTGAATATTCTCATTTGTATAAAGACATGACTACATTCTATGGTCGTGATCGTGGTGAAGTAGGTTCCGAGGCTCGCTATTACAATGATATCAATGATTATTTTAATAAGTGCGAACATCAGGAATATGATTATATCCTGCGCAACATTGATGGCAAAGCTGTTTGGTTTGTTTGTGACCACGACGGAGCCTTTGTTACATTAGAGTCTGCAATTAAAGACGAACAAGACCGTATTGCACAAGAAGAAACAGAGGTAGCTTAATATGGAAGCAGTAGTAGAAACAACAGTTTGGAATGATAGTAACAATGCTAATCATACTTACTTACTTGACGGATCCAAAATGGTTGCGTACATCAAGGTTGGTTCTACTACTCCTCATTACTTTAAAAACCCGATCACAATAGATAAACGTGGTCGTAAGTTTGTAACAGCAAAGCCAAATCCTTTCAAAGAAGTAAAAGAAAAGAGTACAATCATCAAAGTGTCAGGTAGTAAAGGCAATGTCTATTCTATTGATACTGATGAAAAAACTTGTACGTGCCCGGGATGGACATATCGTGGTACGTGTAAACATATAACAGAATTGGTTAAATGAAAATCGCATTGTGCAGTGACCTGCATTTAGAGTTTGAAGATATTGACCTCAAGAATAGTGAAGATGCTGAGGTCCTTATCCTATCGGGCGATATTATGTTAGCAGAAGATTTACATAATCATCCCCCAACTGTAATTAGTCCATATGAATCTTATACTGAATTAGGCACAAGACAAAAAGCCGCACAAAGGTTTCGTGCTTTCCTTACTAGAGTAAGCAATGAATTCCCTCATGTTGTTTATATTGCAGGTAATCATGAATTCTATCACGGACGCTGGAGTGCTAGCTTAGATCACCTGCGTGAAGCATGTGCGGCTTATCCTAATGTTTACTTCCTTGAAAACGACATTAAGGTTATCAATGAAGTGTCCTTTATTGGTGCTACGTTGTGGACTGATTGTAATAAAGGTGATCCATTAACACTACATTCGTTAAGTGATATGATGAATGATTATAGGGTAATTCGTAATGATGAGCATGGATATACTAAGTTACGTCCAGCACATACTGTACACCGTCATCAACAAACACTAAGTTACTTGAAACAAGTGTTAGCTGATATGAAGGATAAGAAAGTTGTATTTGTAGGACATCATGCACCTAGTGCAATGAGTACCCATGACAGATATAAACATAATGTTCATTATGTAATGAATGGTGGTTATCATAGTGAATTGAGTGAATTCATGTTAGATCATCCACAAATTACCCTATGGACTCATGGACACATGCATGACCCATTTGATTATAATATTGGCACTACCAGAGTGGTATGTAATCCTCGTGGTTACAAGGGTGCTGATCCTCAAGCCGATGTGTTTGAGTTAAAGTTTTTGGACATCTAAATTAAACTAGGTGACCAAAAGATATTGTATATAACTACTAGTTGTTATACAATAGTAACACGTTGTGAGAACAGCGAAATTTTTAAAGGAAAATAAAATGACATTAACTAAACAAGCACGCCTTATTCAGGCATTTGAGCAAGGTGCAGAATTGACTGCAAAGCAAATTACCCAACGTTTTGGATTTGCTAACCCAACAGCTACAGTAAGCGATTTGCGCTTGCGTGGCGGTTTGGCAATCTACGCTAACAAGCGTACAAACAAACTTGGTGGTACTTACACTAAGTATCGTTTGGGTACACCAAGTCGTGAAGTTGTAGCCGCTGGTTACAAGGCCATGGCAATGGGCCTTGTTTAATCTCAAATTTGAGATGTGAATAAAGGGTGATTCGTCACCCTTTTTCTGCCTTTAGCCTTGTGTTTAATTCAATTGTATGTTATAATAGTCTATCAGATAGGAGATAGTAATGAGTTTATTTCACAAAATTATGAATAAGTTAGGTCGTTATCGTTTGATCCCTGATCGTAGGACAGGACTAGATTACATGCATAGGTATTATTTGTTTCTTAAAGACCGTAATTGGTTCCCCTTCAACATTACATTACATAAGATTGTTCGTAGTGATGATCCTATATTTCATGACCATCCATGGTCTTATATGACTATCGTTCTTAAGGGTGGTTATTGGGAGCATACCCCAGTGTTTGATGATAACGGTAAAATGCTTACAGAATTTCAAACGTGGCGTGGTCCAGGTAGTATTATCAAACGTGGCGCAGGCGAATATCATTGGCTTGAACTAGATGGTGAAGAACCAGCAACAACATTATTTTTCATGGGAAAACAACAACGTGAATGGGGCTTTCTAGTACAAGCAAAGAAGGGCATACATCGTTGGATTAAACATGAACATTACTTGACTGATTGGAAACCCTATCACGAAAAATACGTAATGAGTAAGGCAAATAGGAAACAACAATGATAATTAATGTTTTTGCAACACTGTTCTTTGCTTACCTACTTGTAACTAAAGATTATACTAATAGTCCTAAATGGATGTATTACATGGATGGGTTAGTTTTTGCAGTTAATTTTGCAATAGTTTTTTTATATATAACTAATATGATTGGATTTTAATAATGTTTATCTCTCTTACAAATGCCAGTGATGCACACAAAGGCAATAAAATTGCAATCAATATTGATTTGATTGCAACAGTGTATAATACTCCCAATCTTGCTAAAAAAGAAGATGGGATAATTGAAAATATTACTTATGTTTTCTGTCCTCCCCATGGTATTTGGGAAGTACAAGAATCATTAGATGAAGTGGTAGCAGAATTAAATAACTACAGATGGAATAACAAATGAACGAAGATACAAGAGAAATTCTTTTAATCTTACAGGAAGAATGTGCTGAAGTTACACAGGCTGTAAGCAAGTGTTTTAGATTTGGACCAGATCAAATAAAACCAAATAAACCAATGACTAATATCCAAATGCTTGAAGAAGAATTGGGTGATCTATTGGCTATGGTTGAGTTGATTACAGATAACAATGTGGGTATTACAGTTCAAGGTTTAGAGACGGCCAAAAAGAATAAATTTAAGAAATTAAAGAAGTGGTCTAACTTAACTATTAATAAATAACATTATGACATTACTTGATATCATTCTTATTTTAGCCTTAGGTTGGGTTATGGGCGAGTTCTATACCATGTATAAATTACGCAAAAACATTCGTTCATATCTTATCATACAAGAAGAAACTAGACCCACTGTTTTTAAATTAGAGACAGAACTAGTGGACAATACAATATTGTTATATGACCGTGACACAAATGATTTTATTTGTCAAGGAAATTCACTAGAGCAACTAGCACAACTAAGTAGAGAATACAAGAAAATTGAATATGCTACAGTAAAGCACGGAGATTATTTTGTTGCATTTATTGAAGGCAAGGTAACTGAAAAAGTATGAAAATAAATATTGGCAAGTATCCTAAAAAAGGAACTCGCAGAAAAATCAATGTACAAGTTGATAGATTTGATACATGGGGACTAGACCACACTCTAGCTACTATTATCTATCCAGCATTGATTCAATTGAAACAAACCAAACAGGGTATCCCTCATGATTTCGTAGATGTTGGTGGCGAGGAATATAGTACACAACAAAGCTTTGATTTCTATATTGAATCACACGATGAAGCATGGAATGACGGTGCTAAACGTTGGGATGAAACATTAGATAAAATGATTTGGAGTTTTCAACAAATAGCATTTGAAGATTATGGTGACAAATATCATCATGGTAAAAGTGACTATGATTGGGTCAAAAGTGATAAAACATACCCTAATCCTATGACAGGTAAAGTAGAAGATACATGGCAAATGGTTGATAAAAATCCCGATGACCACTTCTATGATGCTGAAGGTCATCAACTACATGAGGAACGTATCCAAGAAGGTTTGGATTTATTTGGAAAATACTTTAGAGCTTTATGGGATTAATTGATGTTTGATAAAATGGCGCAACAACTAGACTTACAAACTTTAGGTAAAGGACAAAAAGAGTTTAAAATTACAAAGGAAGAATTTGACGATTTTTGCAAAGAGTTTCTATTTGAACAACTCAAAGGTGAGTACAGATTAGGTGAAGTTTTTTGCAAAAAATATAATGAATCAAATTATGTACTAAGTATCTTACCCGATAGTAGTGCAAAAATACATATTAAGAAATTCTACGTTAAATGAAATCTAAGTTTATAGACTATTACATGGATATAGCTGAACTGACAAGTAAATTAAGTTCAGCAATCAGATTAAATGTTGGTGCAGTTATCGTTAAAGGTAATAAGATTCTAGGTACAGGATATAATGGCATGCCAACTGGATGGACTAACGAATGTGAATATAAAGAATATATGCCCGGTGATGTTTGGGATGGACAACTATATCCACATGAAGAATATGACAGTACCGTTGAGAGTAATCGTAGATATCGGTTAGTTACTAAGGATGAGGTCCTTCACGCTGAGATGAACGTAATTTCAAAAGTGTCCGCAAGTACAGAATCTAGTGAGGGTGCTACATTATTTGTTACACATGCTCCTTGCATACATTGTGCTAAAGCCATTTATCAATCTGGTATCAAACAAGTTTATTACCGAGATGCATATAGAGATGCAAGAGGATTAGAATTTTTAGAACAAGGTGGTGTGAATGTCACCCGATACCCAATACAAAACTGAAATATCAATCGGCTACGGAGAATTAAAACCTGTCATTGAATGGTGTCAGAGAAACTGCGCCAATGATTGGGGATATAATTGCCTAGAATTTGCAGGCGGCAGTGATGGTGGATTATATGATTTCTATTTTGAAACAGAATCCGATTACATAAACTTTATACTTTGGAAAAAATGAAATACTATACTTTTTACCGTGAAAACAATAACTTCACAGATATACTAACAGACAACAACATTAAGAAAGTGGTTGATATGAAAATATCATGGCATAGACATTTAATGATTGGGATGCAAGCAACTACTAATAGCGGCACGTTTAGCTATATTACATTGAAGTATGGTGATGAGATGATACCTAGTTTAACAAAAGACTATAGTCCAGTACCCGGGGTTGATTATGTACCTAAGAAAGATATCACTAAGTTTGAAAATAAAGATTAATAAAGCATAGATAGCATCTTAGCTTCTGGGATACGAGTTTTAGTATTCTTTGAACCCAACAGGACTACGGTCCTGATTCCATTTACAGTATTAATCATCATAACAATACATCCACCTGATTTAGTAATCCATCCTGTCTTGCTTACTATAAACGAATTGTTTGGTCCTACTAGTGTATTAGTATTTCTAAACTCTATATTTTTCTTCTTATTGATACTCCAACGTACTGCGTCCATATTACTAGCTTCTACTATCAATGGATACTTGCTGGCTGCGAATACAAGTTTAATTAAATCTTGTGCTGTACTAACGTTTGTAGCTAACAATCCAGTAGGGTCGGTAAAGGTACTGTTAATCATTTGTAATGACGTTGCTTTAGTGTTCATTGCACTGATACAGTTATCATATCCTCCCGGATAGTAATCGCATAATAGTTTGGCAGCGGAATTATCTGATTTAACGATTGCCAAATCAATAAGTATTTCTCTAGTAAGTTGTTTGTTGTAGAGTTTTTTTGGAATGATTTCTGTAAGTGATTGACCACTATCTAGCACAACCATTGCAGTCATTAGTTTAGTGATACTAGCTATGCTACGTATTTCGGACATATTAGAAGCTTCAAATATTCTACCATTACTATCAGCGACTATCCAAGCTTGTGCAGTTAATGGTGTAGCGTATGCAGATGAAGCTGTTAGTGCCAGTACTGTAATTAATTTTTTAATCATATTGATGTTCCTGTCTTATAATTAATTAATTTAATATCAGTACCCATTCCAACGATACAGCTTATATCTTTTGAAGTAGCAACGATTGTCCAATTCTTATCAGTGGGGTTCATCCAAACACTGAGAGTTGATTTAGCTATATCTGTTACCTTGCCTGTTAGTAGAGGCAGTTCTTTATATTTTTCTCTAAGATTTTTAAATAGGTCTGTTGTGTTGTAGCAGGGTAGTTCTGCTTCTATGGTTTCTTTTAGTTCTTGTGAATAGGAGCAGGTTGATATTCCTAAAGTTAGTAGTATTAGATAAAGTGATTTCAATATATTCTCCTATTCGTTATAGTATATCATACAACTAGAGAATATACTAATCAGATTTACCCTTAGAAGGTGATTGAACCACTAGTGGTCCAGGTATATACTCTATATCCGCCTGCTACAGTTATTGTTGGACTACCAGTTGTACTTGTTGCCGCGGGATAACTATCTGCATAACGAATTATTACTATACCGGAACCACCTGGGCCGCCATAAGAAGTTGGTCCACCGTTGCCGCCCCCTCCACCCCCTCCACCACCAGAGTTTGCTCCGCCTGCACCCCCACCGCCAGAAGAAACATTGGCTGCACTGCCACCGTTTGAACCACCAGTACCGGCAGTATGTGATCCAGAACTATTTAAGTAAAGACCACCGCCACCGCCACCGCCAGCACCACCATTACCGCCAGAATCGCTACCTGAACTATCTGCACCGCCGGCGCCTCCACCGCCTCCGGAATAGTAAAGAGAAGTTCCGGAAATACTGTATTGACGACCAATACCGCCAGCACCGCCTGCCCCTAACACGGATGTTGTTGATCCATTTGTTCCTACTGCACCTGCACCCCCGCCACCACCTGACGCAAACGCTCCGGTTTGATTGATTCCGTTACCTCCGGCAAACCCATACCCAGTTGCCCCGCCGGTATTCCCTTGTGTAGCCGCAGCACCTGCTCTCACTCCAATTGGCAAATACGCACCGCCGCCTCCAGAACCACCGGAAAAAGCACTAATTACTGTGCCGCAGCCACCACCACCACCATTAGATGTAATAGTATCAAGGACGCTATTGCTTCCAGACACACCATTGGTGACCTCGGCGCTATTCCCACCAGGGCCGCCGGCGCCTACTGTTACCGTATATGGAGTGCCTCCAGTAACCGATCTAGCGGCTTGATAACTTAATCCACCAGCGCCACCACCGCCAGCAATAAACACACCACCGCCACCGCCACCTGCAACTACAAGACATTCTACTGTGGGTGTAACTGCTGGATCATCACTTCCAGTAATACTAAGTCCACTAGTAAAAACTATTCCACTACCTATTTGCATTGTATTTCCTTTAGAACGTTATTGAACCAGAACTAGTCCATTGATATACTCTATATCCACCCGCAACAGTTATTGTTGGAGATCCGGTTGAACTTGTTGCGGCTGCGTATGTGTCTGCATAACGAATAATTACGATTCCGGATCCTCCAGAACCAACCGTTGTGCCTTGTGAAGCACCACCACCGCCACCGCCTGTGTTGGTGGTGCCGTTTGTAGGGTTATTGCTTGGGTATGCACCGTTACCACCTCCACCTGAACCGCCTGAACCGCCTGTACCGGGGCCAACATTAAGGCCACCGCCACCACCGCCGGCGTATGTAACCGATGAACCAGAAATAGATGAAATAGTGCCCGCGCCTCCGTTACCCCCCGCATTAGGGCTGAGAGTTGCTGTCCCTCCAACAGCAGACGCACCACCACCACCACCGCCTGCTCCATTAACACCAGAAACATGAGCACTAGTACCACCATTATTTCCTTGCGATGGAGTTGTTGCTGGAGTATTACCTGATCCGCCCGGAGCAGTTAATGGACCTATCCAAATGCCGCCACCGCCACCAGAACCACCATTTCCGCCAGTCGCATTTGTATAAGTTGATCCATCATATCTACCGCCACGACCACCACCATTAGAAATGATATTGTCAAATACAGAATTAGTCCCTGCAGTATAACTTCCACCACCACCACCGACGGTAACTGTGATTGGCGTGCCAGCTGTTACTGAATAACCAGAGTCTGTTCTAAATCCGCCTGCGCCGCCGCCGCCACCTGAACCTGATCCAACTGCATCATTTCCTCCGCCACCTCCACCAGCGACTACTAGATATTCTACCGTGGGAGTAACTGCAGGAGCACCGCCACCTAAAACTGTCATTCCGCCTGAAATTGTTAATCCACCAAAATTCATAATGTTAAACCTATAATATAGTAGTATTTAGCAAAAAATCTACTTATTATTTTTTACAAACCAATAATGTTTTTGTAACTCTCTAAGTACTTCACTTTCTGGTTGCTTAAACTGTCTTGCTGCCATCTCAACAAAGTCTAACCAACGAAAATCATAATTTTCATTTCCCTGACACCATTGTTGGTACATTAATTGTAGTTCTCTACTAGTCATTTCTTCTTTTTTTCTTGTTCTGATAACTTAGCTTTTACACCAGTAACTTCAAGTTTTATCTCTTTTAATATCTTTTCTGCTATAGGGCTTGAATGATGTGCATGTAATTTTGGGGGTGTTTTTGTTCTGGGTTTATGTTTGAACCAACTCATCGGCGTTCTCCTTCTGATTGGGTATAAATATATATTTAATTGATTAAACTCAATAAAATAGCATAAGTCATAACAAAGGAAATAACATGACAGAAGTAAAAACATTATCACGTAGTGAACGTGAAGCACAAATTAAAGATAGAGCGGGCTGGGTAATCACCGTCATCGCACTACTATTAGCAATAACAACATACATGGCTAGTGGATTCAGTAGTAAAATACTAACCAATACAATCAAAGCAAACGATACTTGGAACTTCTATCAAGCTAAAAGTATCAAGCAAAGTATTGCTGAAGGACAATTAGAAGCTACCACCGATACAAAACGTAAAGAAATATTACAAGCTAAGATTGACCGTTATGAAAGTGATCCAGGTAAGGGTGAAGGTAAGAAAGAGTTAATGGCTAAAGCATTACAGATTGAAGCAGAACGTGATGAAGCTAAGAAACATACACCATGGTTGACGTTTGCCGCAATGGCATTTCAGTTAGCAATTGTGTTACTATCCGCTAGTATTTTAGCGGTAGATAAACGTATGTTTTGGGGAAGTATTGGTGTAAGTATTTTTGGAACAATGTTATTAACCCAAGGCATTTGGCTTGTCATACCATTGGTGATATAATAGCTAAATGAAACTTAAGGAATTAATGGAAGATACAAACAAAAAGATGCCACATCTATACTTAGATATGGATGGGGTACAAGCTGATTTCTTTGGGGCATGGGCCAGAAAACATAATGTTGGTAATTACAAAGAGATTCCTGATACTGAAACATCAATAAATGAGTTAGCCTCAAGTAGCCCTGAAGAAGTGTATAGGTTTTTTAGAGAACTAAAACCTCTTCAAGGCGGAGGTAAAGTTGTACAATGGTTAAATCAACATAATATCCCATACAGTGTACTAAGTGCTCCATTACGTGGACCATATGCTAGTGCTAGTGTAGAAGCCAAAAAAGATTGGTTAGATGAACATAATCCAAATGCTACACAAAATGCTATCTTTACACAACATAAACACAAATACGCATTGAGTAATGGTGAACCAAATGTCTTAGTAGATGATTATGGTAAGTATTTAAATCTGTGGAGTAATGCCGGTGGTATTGCTGTGAAGCATGAAGATGAGAACACTGACCATACTATTAAGGAACTAGAAAAAATCTATTCCCCCTACTTGTCCTGATAAGTATAGTATGACTAAGCCTGGCAAAAATTTAATACGTTATGAAGTAATTACCCATGAAGATCCAGAGACAGGTGATTTAATGTTACCTATACCACAGAAATTATTAGATGAATTGGGTTGGCGTGAAGGTGATGAGATTGAATTTGCTATAGATGAAAAGGGCAAGTACATCTTAAAACGAGCAAACAAATGAGTTATCCAACTTACACTACCACTATGATAGGTGATTCTTTAAATGCGGGTACCCCCAGTACAGTTACTATACCCAATAATACTTCAAGTGGAAGTTTATATTGGGGATTAAACGGGACGAGTGCTAACCCTGGACAAGTATTAACTTCAACTACAACTGGTACTAATTGGGGTAATATATCAATATCAGAACCTAACATAAAAGGTGCTACCCTTAAGGTTAACGGTGATGCTGATTTTGAAGGTGAAGTAACTATTAAGGGCAAAAGCCTTACTGGTATGATTGAAAAGATTGAAGAACGATTAGCTATCCTTCACCCAAATCCTGAACTAGAGGATAAATGGGATGAATTAAAAGAATTGAGTAAACGCTATAAAGAACTAGAGCAAGAACTCATAGAAAAAGAGAAAGTTTGGGCAATCTTAAAGAAGTAAGATTTGACAAATAATCCATATTTTGCTATAATAGAAACTGTTTAATAACTATGACCCATACATTATGACTATGCACTTAGCACATCCCGCACTATCTATAGGCGGTAAACGTAAAGGCAAGATTAAGTTTCGTAATAGCGCAGAGGCACAAAAAGCCCGTCAACTTGATGCCGACTGGAAAGAATTGCAGAAAAAATGGGAGGTAGATGCTGATGACAAAAAGCGCAAACGTGCATTATCGGCTGAACCATTACAATATACTTTGTCCGCACCAGCCGGACGTGAGACAAAACGTATTGCTAGTTTAGATACTGGTCATTCAGGAGCTGTTCGCACCAAAGATATTCCACAATATACAGGTACTAATATTGTTGGGATTTCTACATTACATAAAAGTAATGCGGTTCCAGTGTTTAGTAGAGAAGAAGCGATTGATATATCAAAAATGAGAAGGTAGAATGGCAAAAGAAGAAGGTTTACGAATGGATGGTACGGTAACAGATGTGTTACCTAACGCCACGTTTCGTGTTAAAGTAAATAACACAAATGTAATAGGTTATATCTCTGGCAAGATGCGCCAGCATGATATTAAAGTTCTACTCGGAGATATAGTAGAATTAGAATTTAGTCCATACGACTTATCAAAAGGCCGAATCGTGCGCCGACGTTAATCTACAATAGTCTTTCATACGATAAATACATGTATGAGAGATATAATTCAATTACTTGAGGATAAGGCTAAACCTCAAGATATAGAAATCATACCACTAAACTTCACTGCGAGTGAAGTTAAACCTGTATTAAGCCAGGATACATTAGACTTACATTATGGTAAACTTGCCAAAGGTTATGCTGAACGTTATAACAAGGGTGAGGGTGATAAAGATTTCAACTATGCAGGGGCCTTCTTGCATAACACATTATTCCCACAATTTCGTGAAGTTAGAAATAACAACAAGCCAAACGGCCCTATGATGGGCTTTATCAATAAACATTATAAAACGTATGATGATATGAAATCTAAGTTTGAAGAAGAAGCAATGAAGATTCAAGGGTCAGGATGGGTTTATCTAGCATATGATGGTAGTGTAAAAACAATAAAAAACCATGAAGTACGTAATGATATTCTACTATTAATTGATTGGTGGGAACATGCGTTTTTATTAGATTACGGAAGCGATAAGAAAAAGTATCTAAAAGAGCAATGGAAAATCATTAATTGGAATGTAATTAACACAAGATGGGGTAAGAGTTTATGATAGAAATAACAGAGAATGCTACTATAAAGATAGCTGATATTTTAGCTGAGGAGAATAATCCAAAAGCTAGAATACGTGTGTTTGTACAAGGTGGCGGATGTAGTGGAATGCAGTATGGTTTTACTATAGATGAAGAACAAAATGAAGATGATTTTGAGATACCTGCAGGATCGTTAAGTATGTTGGTTGATAGTATATCAGCACAATATTTACAGAATGCCAGCATAGATTATGTTGAAGATTTGAATGGTTCACAGTTCAAAATCAGTAATCCTAATGCGGCAACAACATGCGGATGCGGGTCAAGTTTTAGTCCGTCCTGACGATATTACATTTAGTCCTTATTGATAAATACATAATAAGGATTAAATTATGGCAATTTCAGGACTACAAGTAATTAATATTGGATTACAAAACGAATCTACCGGTAGCGACAGCCTATACACAGCATTTAACAAGACAAAAGATAACTTTGCAACGTTATTTACAAATGCTAGCCCATACAATACATTTACTGGAAATACCGGAATTACAGTAACTGCTAATAGTACTGCAGGCACAATAGATATAATTAACACTGGTGTAACTAATGTAGCATTAACTAGTAATACGTTATCTATTACAGGAAGCCCATTAACTACTACAGGTACATTAACTGTAAATTTACCCGCAAATGTTGTTGTTGCTGGACAATTAATATTAAATGGTAGTGAGAGTTTAGCTAACGCGGCAGCGGCTAATTTAGCAGTAACCGCTAGTTATTTTACAACACTCACCGCAAGTACTGCTACATTAGCTACAGGTACGGCGGGACAGATTAAAACATTTATGATGCTTAGTTCAGGTGGAAATATGGTTATAACAGTAGCCAATCCAGGATGGGCAGGTTCAGGAACGATTACGTTTAGCGATAACGGTGATGCATGTACATTGCAATATATAGCAAGCAAGTGGTTCTGTGTCGGTAACAATGGAGCAGTATTTGCTTAAAGATATTAGGATATAAAAATGACAACAATTAAAATCACAGAATTAACCAATATTGGTGCAAACTTAGCAACTTCTACTGTTATACCAGTAGTTAACATGGCGGGTACACCTACTACAGAAAAAACAGTATTAGGAAATATTGCCAATGTAGTATTAGCGGGCGCAGGTGGAAACTATGTTGCGGCAGCTAGAGCCACAACAGCAAACACTGTGTTAACTAATGCACAACCAAATATAACCAGTACTGGAAATTTAATTGGGTTGACTGTAAGTAATGCAAACGGTGTGGTTAACTTTACCACTACAGCTAATGTTACTTTAGGAGCTGTTGGTAATTTACATATTGCAGGCGGTACTACGGATCAATTATTAACTACTGATGGTGCTGGTAATTTAAGTTGGACGACAGTTTCTGGTGGAAACGGTGCACCGAGTGGTTCTAATACACAAATTCAATTTAATGATGCAGGGGCATTTGGTGGTAATACAGGATTTACATTTGACAAAACAACCGGCGTATTGGCTGCACCGTTCGCCGATGTTTCCGGAGTAGCTAACATTGTGGGTGGCGGTGCAACTGTAGCCGCAAAATCAGTTCTTAACGTTGCTTCTACATTTGGTAGTAATTCATCAGCAGAGCCAGCTAGCGCACAGGCAGTACGTGGTCGTGTAACTGGTGCTAACTTAACTAAAACACGCAACTATGTTACCGGTGTTACTGGTCAGTACTTAGTAACCGGTACTAATGCCAGTGAGTTTATTAAAGCGGGCGTACTTGGTGTCGTAGGAGATCAAACAACTACAGCAGATGGTGCTGTTGTTGCATATTTAGATGGTGATGGTGGATTAACTACTGCAAATGCAGCCTATGCTGTAAGTATGAAAAACTCAACCCCTAATTCAGGATTTAATTACGGATTAGACCTGCAATTTATTAGTTTAAATTTGGGAGGAGTTACTACTTCTACATTCAAACAAGCAGATATTCGCTTTAATAACGGTGTGAAACTTGTTGCTAATACGGCTGGAAATATTTCTATCGATGGTAATTTAATGACCAGCGCCGAAGTTGTTGCTAGTGGTGTAATACAATCTGGTACTGGACTCACAACCGGTGGCTATCTAAGTGTAAATGGTACTGCTGATTTACACGACACCACAGTGGATGGCAACTTGTCAGCGACGGGCAACATTACTGCTACTAACATAGGCAACATTGCTAACATTAACTTAACTGGTAGCAATAGCAATGTATTATACGGTAATGGTGTATTTGCGGCAGTAGCAGGCGGTGGTAACGGTACACCAGGTGGTTCTAATACACAAATACAGTTTAATGACAGTGGTAATTTTGGTGCTAATTCCGGTTTTACATTTGACAGTACTACCGGCAATATTAGCATCCCCGGCACTATTATTAGTGGGAATACAATTACTATTGATAACCGTGCTTCTGGTAACGGTGCAGATATTAATCTATATTCAGCCGATGACATTTTGATACAAGCCCGTGATCGTGATGCGGGATCCACTAGTGAAGGTGGTGACATTAATATCTATGCAGGTGATAGTGCTGAAGATAGTGATACATCAGCAGGTGACATTGTTATTGAAGCCGGTCGTGGTGGCGCATCAAATCTTGACTTTGGTGGTGATGGTGGATTTGTTCGCATTGAAGCCGGTGCTGGCGGTAATGCCGTAGGTGCTAATATCTCTGCACGAAGCGGCGGTTCTCTTACACTTAATGCAGGCAATGCCGGTACAAACAATGGTAATATTGACCTAGGTAATTCAGGCGGTGACGTAACCATAAATGCCGGTGATAGTACTGGTAATGGTGATCCTGGTGGCAGTATCATTCTGAGATCAGGCGACGCCGGTGCAAACGCATTAGCAGGACAAATACAACTAATCATATCTGGTGGAGATGTTGGACCCGGTGGCACTTGGATATTCGACGGTGAAGGCATAATTCAATTACCTAATAGCGGAACTATTGGTAATGACGGAAACAACATTGATATTGGTAGCTCTAATGCTATCAGTCTTGAAGCATCTAGTGCAGTAAACATCTATACTGATACAGGTACTAACGCTTGGCAATGGCAATTTCAGGATGACGGTAATCTAAGATTGCCAACTATTGAATTGGATGTAGGTAACACTATCAACGAGCAGACAGTAATTCAAAGTCAGCGCAAGATTATCCCAGGGCTTAGATACAGTGCTGAAATTACTGGTAGTACACCGACTACTGTTTACACTGCTACCAGTGTTGACACAACTTCAATGAAAGTTACAATGCAAATTCAGCATACTGGTTTAGGATTTGAATTTTTTGATGTGTCTGCTACATCTACAGGTGGTAATACTTACTACACAGTAAGCAACAGAGTTCAACCACCAACAATCAGTAACAGTACAGTAGTAGTTGACCTGAACGGCTCTAACATAATGGAAATTACAGTAACAATTAACTCAGGCGCAGCCAATAGTTGGGTTACATATGATGCTACCGAATTTGGTATTGCAGTAGATTAATAAGAATAAGGAAAAATAAAATGGCAGCAAACTTACTACCAATCTCATCAGACGGTGGATTCACATCTGGTGGAAATATCAACCTAAATGGTAACTTAAACTTGCCATTGAATAGTGTTGTTTATGAAACCAACATTCCGGACGGCGCACTTAGTGGTAGTGCCATTGCTTTAAAACCAGCAGGTGGAACTACTGCTAATCAACAGTTATTAATATATCCAACAGCGGCTGACGGTGATCACATTCACTTGACAAGTGGAAACTTGTATGCAACCGAGTTGTTCTTAGGTAGTGATAACTTATATGTTAAGTTAGCAAACACAGGTAATGTTGTTATCAACAGTAATGATGGTAATAGCAATACTGCTATGTGGACATTTGACACTGCCGGTAACCTAACACTACCAGGTAATACTTTTGCTGTTAACTACGCTAACGGTACACAAGTATCAATTGGTGGCGGTGGTGCTAACACAGGTAACGTCACATTTGACGATAATATTGTTATTGGCACAGGCGATGAATTTGGCAGTACCGGATTGTTTTTGGCCCCTGGAAATGGCAGCATTGCCAATAGCGCAGTACAATACTTGAGAGTGCGTGGCGGTGATGCTCCCACACACATACACCTTGACACTGGCAACAATGCTTATTATGACCAATACTTTGGGGCTGACAGTAGGTTTGTAAAATTAGAAGCCAACGGTAATGTAGTAATCAACGCTGATGATTATGCTGGCAACGGCGCTTCTTGGACATTTGACACAACTGGTAACTTAACATTACCCGGTGATATTGTTGGAACAGCAAATGCTAACTTTACAATCTATTCTAATGCAGCCGCACATGAATTTATATTTGGTGATGATGGTACATTCTACGCACCAGATAATGTTGTATTAGGTGGTACAAGTATTTACATTGGTCCAGGCGCTAATACATTGACTGGCATTGAGCATGAGGTTTTTATAGCAAGTAGTAATAATTTTGCATATGTTCAAGCTGTTGTTAATAATGTATCAGATAATGGTAGTGCTGACTGGGTGGCACTTGGTGCAAAAGGTGATGACACTGGTGGACAAGCATCTCTGGGCTTTACTAGTTCAGGATTTGGAGATGCAAATTATAGTATAACCGGCAACGGTGACGGATATGTATTTGTGCAATCATATGGTCCTGGCCAAACACTATTAGGTGGCGGTGGAAATCTAGTATTAACAACCGGTAGTCAGGGTACAACAAAAGATATTATATTTGGTACTGGTGGTTTCTTATCAAGTAATATATTTGGTAGAATATCTCATGCTAATAATTCGCTTGAATTATCACGTACTGGTGCAACAATCACATTCCCCGATGCAACTGAACAAAATACAGCTTGGACTGGAAGTGTAACAACTATTGCTAATGGTAATAGCAATGTTAATATCGCAACTAGTAATGGCAATATAGTTATAACTAGTGCTGGTACTAACGGATGGAACTTTGATAGTACTGGTAATTTAACAATACCAGGTTCATCGGGCGGATTCATTAAGACAGTAGCAAATGCGTCAATCGGTATTGTGGCAGTAGACAACGGTACAAACAATCCAGCACAATTGTTGTCCATGACTAATGCAGGTGCCGCAACTAGTATTATATCAGCATATGCTACTAATGCTACTATTCAAACAAACGCTACTGGTACACTCAATACTTGGCAATTTGACAATACAGGTAACTTGACGGCACCAGGTACAGTGTCAGCTACTACCTTTACTGGTAACGGTGGTGGATTATCTAATGTTGCTACTAAAGTTGCAGGTAGTTGGACACTTGCGTCCGGCAATAATACAGTAAACATTAGTGTACCATTGAATGGAACTTACTCAATCTGGGTTAACGGTAATATTCCAAACGGTATTATAACATATACTGCGACTGCTGTTGTTACAAATACAAATGTACCGGTACTAGGCAGTCAGTATGCTTGGTATTACTCAGTTGGAAATGCATTAGTGTTTACAACAATACCCGATCAGTTTACTGGCACAGTAGGTTCAATCAGCAATGTTAATACTTATTTAGGTAACACGGCTAATGTGTTTACATTTGGTATCACTAACAATAGCGGTGCTAACGCAGTTGTTAATTATGGTTATACTAAACTGTAAAACTACCCTTTCACATTCAGTTAAGGAATTATTATGAAACAAGATCCTCGCACAATAATAAACACAAATGAGGATCATACCTTCAATCCCCCTGCCGACAAAAAAGTCATACCTAGGACACTTGACGACAAATTTAATTTAATATGGAAAACTGATAAAATAGATACAAGAGATTACAAATATCAAGTAACATCTAAAGTAAGTCCTAATGTTGTAGATTTAAGAAGTTATTGCAGTCCAATTGAAAATCAAGGTAATCTTGGAAGTTGTACCGGTCAGGCAATAGCAGGTGCAATAGAACTATTAAACAAACGTAATGGCAAACACAAAGATATTAGTAGATTATTCATTTACTATTATGAACGTTTACTACTTGGTACAGTTAATTATGATAGTGGGGCATATATTCGTGATGGGATTAAAGCAACAAATCACTATGGTGCAAGTTTAGAATCATTGTGGCCGCATGATATTAGAAAGTTTAGACAAGAACCAATTACTGAAGCAAAAAATGATGCGTTGAATCGTAAAGTAACACGATACGAAAGAGTAAATGATTTTAATGGATGTATAGACGCATTAACAAATGGTTATCCTATTGTAATGGGATTTCATGTATATACTAGTTTTATGTCTGCTAGTGTAGCACGAACTGGTAATATGCCTTATCCAAACACAAGGCGTGAACGATTGTTAGGTGGTCATGCTGTATTACTAGTTGGATATGATAAGCGTAAGAAGGTTTTTATTGCAAGAAACAGTTGGGGTACAAATTGGGGTGCTAAGGGATACTTCTATATGCCATTTAATGTTGTTACTAATTCAAGTATGAGCAGTGATTATTGGATAATTAAGTCAGTTAACAACCCGTAATTAGATATTTTAGACTAAATAGTAATATAACAACTAAAGGACCATTATAATGGCAACATCACCACCAATGATCGGCGGATCCGATCCTTCTGTATTAAGATCACTAGAAACACCAACTCCGTCAGTAGCAAGAACAAGTCCTCCGACAGTTTCTGCTAGTACAGGTTCAGCTACATCAGGCGGAACAGCAGTAGCCAGAGGTATTGCACCACAAGTATCTGGTGCTACAACAACCTATAATCAAGCTACTCAAACAGCTTCAGGAACATCGTTAACTATTACATCAGCAACTAGCAATGAGCCAGCTGATGTTGTAACTGTATATAACACTAATAAAGCTATCTCTGTTAGCGCAGTTAATCAAACAGTAAATTCATATAAAGTTAATAACTATGCAGGTAATGAATATACTGACAGCAACGTTGCCGCATATCTGCCAACATTTACAGGTAATGTTGGAGCTGGCAATGTTAATGTAACAGGTACAGTATACACTAGTGGTATAAGTTCTACTGGATCAGCATCACTAACTATATTAAATGTTTCTACTACAGCTAATCTTGGTGCTGTAGGTAATATAATAATTACCGGTGGTACCGCAGGTCAAGTATTATCTACTAACGGCAGTGGCGTATTAAGTTGGGCAAGTGACGCAACTACATACGGTAATAGCAATGTAGTAACTTTAATGAGTGCGTTTGGTAGCAATACAATTAGCACAACAGGTAATATTACTGGCGGTAACATTATTGGTATTATTGCTGCCGGTAGTAACACAATTACAACAACAGGTAATATCACTGGTGGTAACATTAATATTCCAAATGGTAATGCAAATGTAACCGGTACTGCTAATACAGTCGGTGGTGGTGCAACAGTTGGAGTACGTAGTATATTAGCAATTGATTCAGCATTTGGTAGCAATGACGCAAATGATCCGGCTAGCGCACAAGCAGTGCGTGGTCGTGTAACAGGTAGCAATCTAACTAAAACACGCAATTATGTAGCCGGTGTAACCGGTCAATACTTAGTTACCGGTACTAATGCAAGCGAATTTATTAACACTGGTTTACTTGGTGTTGTGGGAGATCAAACAACTACAGCAAATGCGGCTGTTGTTGCTTACTTAGACGGTGACGGTGGATTGACTACCGCTGGTTCAGCATATGGTGTTAGTATGAAAAACTCAACTCCTGGCTCAGGATTTGATTACGGTCTTGACTTGCAATTCATTAATTTAAATGTAGCGGGGACGACCACTCCATTCAAGCAAGCAGATATTCGTTTTAATAACGGTGTAGAAATTGTTGCTAATACAGCTGGCAATATTTCTATCAATGCTAATGTTAACTTAGGTAATGCAGTAACAGCAAATTACTTCATCGGTAGTGGTGGTAATATTGCATATCAACAAACTAATACATTTTATGTTGATCCAAGTAGATCAGATACTTATACTGCAATTGGTACACCAATACAACCTTTTAAAACAGTTACGGCGGCTATATCAGCGGCCGTAACTGCAGGATATACTGATAGTAACCCTGCATTTGTTCTATTATTAAATAACATTACTGAAAACATTACAATGCAACCCGGAATTTGGTTGACTAGTTTTGGTACGGGTACACACGGTAGTCCAACTATTACAGGTACAATTACAGTATCTTCAAGCACTGGTTCTATATCAAGTAATCACTACTCAATAAGCAATCTAAGACTTGTTGCACCAACTAACGGAACTTGTATTGATTTCACTGGTAGTGCGGCACAGAGACTATTCATTCGTGATGTTTGGTTAGATACAAACGGATCCGGAACTTGTATCTTTATGGATAATTCAAATGTAACCTCCGTGTTACATTTGAATATTGGACACTTAGCACATAGTGGTACCGGCGATGTTTATTGTATTGACGTTACAACAGGTAACTGTTATATAACTGATATTGAAACTTCCGGTAATGTTCAAGTTGCCGCTGTCCGTACCGGTACAGTTATGACTATTGATAGTTCAGAAATTGATGCAAACAACGCGGCCGCAATTGAAGTATATGGTGGAACATTAACTGTAACTAACAGTATTATTACTAATACTGCTACCAATAGTAACGGTGTTGCATTAAATACAACTGGCTCTGTTTGCACATTACTAAATGTATTATTCAGTATCCCAACTGGTACAGGTAACGCAGTATTTGGTACAACTACTTCATTGTTGTTCTATCTAAATGTTGCATTTGCTCCAAGCACTAATACAAGTAAAACTGCAAGTCCGGCATTGATTGCGACACAGTTATCAACTACATGGACCTAATATTATAACCCACAAAAAAGCCCCAATTAAGGGGCTTTTTTTTACATCTTCGTTAGCATGTAGTTAGTGAATTTACTTTCACACATTGCCGGAATCTCAACAAATGGATCCTCTAAATAGAATGGACAACCAGTTTTCCATTTGCCTTTCTGTTTAAAGTATTTAAATTCTAGCAAATCTTTTTTATCTGCCGGATTAAATTCTCTACGAGGGTTAAACGAACGACGGAATGTAGATAGATTCATAATTTAATAGGGCCGAAGCCCTGTTTTTTAGAGTGGAGCATCTTCAACTGCCGCAAGAATATCTTCTGCGGACACTTTTGCTTTTTTAGCACGTGCTTTAATAGCATCAATGCTAGGCTTTGTTTTGGAAGCTTTTACTTTAACTTCACCTTTACTTGCTTCTTTAGTTTTATCTTCAAGTGTATCAGCAATAGTTGCCTGATCTGATGCACTAGCAAACTCAGATAGAGTAGCAAGATATTTTAATGCTTCTACCTTTGTCATTTCTGACGGCAACTCAACAAAGTCTACACGACTAGCACCACCTTTAGTGAATTGCTTGATACGTCGGACCATGTCATCTGTAAAACGAACTTTAGCGTTACCATTGTGAATAGTAATACCAGCGACTTTGAAAGTTTGATTAGAATTAGCCATTATGTTTCCTTTAAAAAAAGCTAAGTTTAAAAAATGTACTGATATTACTCAGCACTGTTATAATGATAACACAATCGGACATTATTGTCAACCATTGTGTTACCCATTATTTGATTTATTGAACAATGTATGGACTGTTCCATTTGCCAATGTTAACATCAACATAGTATGCCGTGTTAAAATAATCTGTCATTGCATCCGATTCGTCATACCAATCGGCAGCTTTTAATGCTTGAAAAGCCTCGGTCAAGAATTCCTTAGCAACACCATCATAGTGATCCTGGAACCAGTAAGGATTCACCTGATCGTAACCACTTGTAGTAGGTTTGAACCCACGAGCCACTTGATAGAAATCATTACCACAAACCTTGTTGCTATTACCAATAAAGTCAATAGCACCCGATTTGAGGGTCAATACAATAGTCATATGGTTGCGAACTGACAAAGATCCTTTAACCTTATACTTAGCCAAGATAGGCTTAAGTGCTTGTGTAATCTTTGCTTTGCGTTCTTGATTCATGTAAGCCATTTGTTAGTCCTTTGTTTAACTGTTTAAGATTCTATTATAGCACCAAATCCATTTATTGTCAAATTTAGGAGTTGACTGTTTTGTATGGGCTAAACACTTCCTTACCCTTCAAGGAATCGGACACCTCATAAACCCAAGTTACGGGCACTTCCAATACAGCGGAGATAGTTGCAGGGTGTGTACCTTGCCCCAACATTTCAACGATATCAATTTCTAATTCACTCATTTTGGTTTTCCTACTTTAAACAATCCACCTAAAATCACTACAGCTAGCCAGGACTCTAATGAGTACTTAATAGCTAACATTGGGAACAACACATTCAATGACCAAATAGTCAGTAACGGGCCAATTGCAACGAGGGCAATGACAATCACGATTCCGACAAAATAACTCATAACACCTCCAACATGTTAGCGGGCACTCTCCAACTACGGAACTGACCCGGTTGATCTACAATTACAAATTTACGATTGATTTTCTTTACAACACCGGAGATAGTACCACGGGTTGAACTAGTAAATTTAACATTAGATCCGATCGTCAATGCCGATTTGTTACGCACCACTAGTTGGGCACGGGCAAAACGAATTGCATCACCGATGCTATTCAATTCTTCATTAGTAAGATCACCCTGCATGATAGCAGTATTAATTTGCTTAATGTTCATAATAACTCCTTTTGACTGAATAAGACTCTATTGTAGCACCAAAACCATTTATTGTCAAATTTTGGATGACAATTTATCCAAAGTTTCCTTAGACTCTAGCCTGTTTAAAACAAGCCCATATATGGAATAGAACAAGAATCCGAACAATGCAGAACCGGTAATATATACCAATGTGTCTCTGCTAATTACAGAAATTAGATATGTAAGTACTACTGATCCGAATGATACTCCGACAACAATGCCTGCTGTCTGGAGTAATGCTTTTTGTTTAAGTGTCATTTTTGTTTCCTTTTAATGATTCAATACAAGTATTGTAGCACCAAACTGATTTATTGTCAAATTTCGGTGCGATTTGGATGCTTAGGTTTACGTATGTACTCACCCTTTTTAGATGTTACAACCTTAGGTTTGAACGGAGTGTTGCAAGAAAACAACACTCTATGAGCCCGATGTTTGGGCTGTTCAATAGTAAAGGATAAGATTTTTCGTTTCATAATGCATATTATAGCATGGGAAACGTATTTATGTCAACCTTTATCAGAATCTGGTTTTAAGCATCCAAATACAATGACAGGAATAGTGCCGAATGGCGGAGGTAATAGTATGGTAATAGAAAACCAAGGATTGATTCCGGCATCGTTGCAACGTCTAATTGTGGTTGCAATCCATAACCAACATGACAATATACTACCTGCACATAATATTGCAAGAGAAGTAATCCAACCAAGTATTCCTATTACCACGATAGTAAAGGGTAAACTTAATACAAATAATATAAAAGCTAATGAACTAGTAAGACCTAGTAGGAACCAACTAATTAAGTATACTCCCCAGTATTCGCTACGTGAAGCTGTACCTTTAAAACTAAAGTATTTTTTATATTGTTCTAATTTGTTTATCACATTAACATCCTTATTAATCCTACACTATCAATTGTTACAAGTAGCAAGTAGTTAGCCAACATGCCAAAAGATTTCCTAGTAAAACTAGCCCAAGCATAGAGACCACAACCGATGATCCAAAGAGGGTACAAAGCAAGTAAAGGCGGATTGGGGACGGTGAGTGCCATTGCGATTGAACAGCCAATGCTAATACCCCAAGCAAGCAACTCAATGATAAACCTAAAAGGATTAGTACGGTAGTCATCTTTGATCCAATTGAAAATTCCATAAAAAATATCGTTCATATGCATATTGTAACATATTGAACGATATTGCACAAGTGATTTTGGTTACTGATTACAGGTTCGTTCTCTATATATTTTACCATCAGAAGTGTGTACCTCTTTCCATTCGGTACATGTTATGCTAGGAGGAATAGATTGTTGTTGAATAACTATTGGTTGTTGTTGAACAATAACCTGTTGACGACCTAATTCATAACCTATCGCCCCTACAACCACAGGGGCTACCCACCAACCCATACTTGGACCACGATGATGGCCATGATGACGGAAACCGTGCCCGTGATGTTGTGCCATTGCTGTTCCGGTTACAGCTAATAATGATAATGCTACTAGAATCTTTTTCATAACTATCTCCTATACTTATATAACGTATTAGGCAAGTGTTCCGTTGACTGTATGTTTGTCAATTACTTCCTGTAAAATACCCTCTATCATCTTATTTAGTGTAATATCACGTTTGTGGGCTTCCATAGCCAACAAATACACCTCATGTTCATTCAAATCTAATTCAATTTCAACCCTATTATCTTTTTCCATTCTTTTTCTCCAAATAAAACATTCCAACACGTACCATTGCTTCAGCATGGTCTTTGTCTTTAGGTAGAATAACACTATTACCTTCTTGTAAATCTTTATACTGATTCACCATTGGTTCAATATTATTTTCATAGATTTGCTTCATTGTATTGTACAAACCCTTACGTTCATCAAATGTCATTCCTGCAACCCATGATGGATCATTAGGATCTTTATCTAATCCATAATCATGCCGATATGTATAGCACATATCAGTGATAATTTCTTCTTTACTTTTCATATTCCTCTATCCGATATTTACTGAAGGGATAATTTTCATGTAACCATTCAATCATACCTTCTTCATATGGAAGAAACACTGTACGGTCTTTATTAGTTATATAAAGTATCATTTTAATTTAACATTCATTTTTTTCAAAATAGTTTCAGCATAGGTGCCACCACCCTGTTTATACACATTGTTAACTTCTTTAGCACATTCACGTACAACCAGTTCATAAAATTTTTCTAGTTCTTTATCATAGGAACTAGACCAATCAATATTACCTTTACCTGGACCATGTGGTTCATTAGCCCAAGTAACAAATCCAGCCTCTTTGGCAATTTCTTTAATTTTTTTATTCATTAATCAGCCCCCAATAATATATTACTTATGCCGTAAACCAATCTGCATCATCTTTCAATTCAATAGATTCGTCGCCGTCATATTCGTTTATTCTAAACATTGCACCTTCAGGTATCCATGCTACCTTCAATTCCCACATACCACCGTCATATATGTTGGGATACTTTAATGTAACATATGTTTTCAATTCATCAAACTTTTCTTCCTCTACCAATTGAACGATAGCAGGATCAAATAATAATTCAGGATGGTTCGTATTCCATGTATACCATCCTGAACCATAGTCAGGGCTATATAATACAGCAACCATTCCATCTCTAACTAATTTGTTCATCTTATCTCCAAGCGTTAACCAAACCAATTAAACAAGTAACCATTGACACTACATTGACTACTATTTGTGGACTATTTTTTACACGACTAGCCCAAGACAAAAACGCAACAGTACCTAATGTAAATGCTACAATGTTGTAGGGATAAACACTAGGACCTATTGAGTTAAAAACATGCCCGATAATTACAAAGAATGCGCCTGACCATTGTAGGATATCGTTTAATTTCATTTTATTCCAAAATGTTCTGACAACCACTGTCTTGTGTGGAAACGTGCTATCAATTGATGGCCGCCCGGATCTAAAACATTCATACATTCCTTTACAATCAATTCGGCAAACTTTTCTATAGCCTGTTTATCATACTCATCCATTTCATCCCAGCATCCTTGTGCGGTTAGTCCTGCATGATACATCAAATCTTCAATTTTTTGATTCATTACTTTACTCCAAATGTGTTTAATGCTGGTTGCAATGTGTTAATCAATTCTGTCTCACGTGCATGAGCAGGACGCTTACCACGTACAACTTCCAATGTTCCAAATACAAAACGCTCGGCGCCACGCTCACGTAATGCACGGCTTAAACCCCAATCTTTGTTCTCAGTCATGGCCCGTTGCATATGTTTTTGCATACGACGGGTCAGTGTCTTGCGAACATTACCATTGAAGCAAAGTGCGGTCAAACCGACATAGTACTCAAGTGTTACTGTATCACGGATATAGTATATCACTTGATTGCGATCTGTTCTACGTTTGCGGACGATTTTTGAGTTCATAGATGAATTGTACACGAAAACCCATTTATTGTCAAATATTGGCAAAAACCGCTAGAAGTGTATCAGAGTGCGTTCCTGAGTATTCTAGCGATTTTGAAGCCCCTCAGGGGGCTAAATGAGTACTTTTGTTTGTTAAAAATGTAATACTTAAGTATTAGTGAACTACTTGTCCTACACTTGTATTAAGCCAAGTCTTAATTTCCTTACGCAATTCTTTTTCGGTATATCCCATTTCACCTAAACGTGCTACTAATGAAATAAATAATCCATGACTTGCAATACCATATATATATTGGTCATCATCATTATCATGTTCAAATTTATCTAATTGTTCCAATAATACATCATTAATAAATTCCGATGCTATAATGGCACTATGTTCATATTGCCACATTTCCGGATCTTCATCTTCTACTTCATTAACTATTAATAGATTCTCTTTGCTCATTATTATTCTCCAAGTTATCTGTATTTACTATTGGGGTATATTCATAATTAATTGTTTCTATATTCTCTCTAAAAACAATAGCTCCATTACGCAAATGGAATCTCCTTGCCATATTAGTTTTAGGACTTAATGTTACAAATCTAGTAACACTTGGATATTGTTCCTGAATACCCTTAACCGCTCTATATAATAATTCAGCACCTTTACCGGCTTTATAACTCCATATTGTATAAAATACTGCAGTTGTTGGTACTTGAGTAGTATTATCTAAATCTTTTACATTTTCTGGAATAAAATTATGGAAACTAACACATACCATAGCATCCGGATTATCTTCAGATTCATCAGTTAATGCTGCCACTAATCGTCCATTACTAACTCTAAAATCGGTTGAGATTTCAGGTCTTACTGGATCGTCTTTAATAAATTCTAATAGTTTGTGTGTGATGTCTTTAATGAAGTGTAGCATTTTAACCTCGGTGTAGTGTTATTCGTATTTAGCATAAATTCAAAATATGCTATTATTTAGCGACATTTTTTAACTACTAAATATTGTTATGGAAAATGTTATTGAATGGAATGTTGGATTAAGTGGGTTTAAGAAATGTACCCTAGAATTAGGGGAAAATTCTCATAAATTTACCACAGAATTATTAGATGTTCCATACGAAAATAACCGTAATATTACTGACATATTCAATGACCATTTATCAAACAGACAGACCAAATATGTAGAAGTATTATATAGCGGTGGATTAGATAGTGAGTTAGTATTGTTATCCTGTATAAAAAACAATATACCAGTCATAGCAATCACATTAGTTATTAAAATAGAAGGGTTAATCATTAATACCCATGATTTGTATTATGCAGAAAAGTTTTGTAGAGAAAATAATATAACTCATAAATTGGTTGATTTGGATGCAGATAAATTTTTTCAGAATGGTGAACATTTAAAATATCTGACCCCTTATTATATCATAGAACCGCATGTAGCGACACATTTATGGTTAATTGAACAATGTAATTATTTCCCTATTATAGGAGGAGATTGGCCATGGGCACAAACACATATTCCAAATAAAGTCTTATCACCTTTTAGATTAGAATATGCTAGTTACGAACGGTTTATGACTGATAAAGGTATACATGGAATTGGCAATATGATAAGCTACAGTTTAGACTCCAGTGTTAAACTAATAGACATACATTTAAATAATCATATACTCGGTGAGAATATATCTAATTTTAAATCACGTATGTATCAAATTATGTACCCAGAGTTGAAATCTAGAATAAAAAATCATGGTTGGGAACACCATAAAACAAAATCATTTAACCTAATAAATTATAAAATAGAGTTAATTAAACAATTAAAACTGACTAATTCTCATATTAAATGGAATAACACCATCAAAACATTATTAAATACGCAAGCCAATGAAAATGACAAATTCAGATAAATTTGATACACATGAATCTTTCTATCATGGATTGATTAAAAGCAAACTATGGTTATGTGAGGAACTAGAAACAGCTATATACCGTGAATGTCTTACAAAACCCACATTACATATTCTAGGCTGTTGGGATAATCTTTTAGCATTTATGTTACTTACTCGCAAACCTACATTCTATAATACTGTACATGGATATGACATTAATCCAGAAGCAATAAATAATGCTAATAAAGTGTGTGACATGTGGAAATACGAATCCCCCAAAGTTTACAATCATGTACAAGATGTGAACGAATATGATTACAGTCTACATGCTAACAGTATTTTCATTAATTGTAGCATAGACCAAATGGATAACAATAACTGGTATGATTCAGTTTCAAATGGTAGTTTAGTATGTATTCAGACTACTAATATGAAAGATCCAGAATTTCCCTGGTTTATTAAACAAACTACTGATAGTTTAGATGAGTTAGTTAATAAGTTTAACCTGAGTAATTTGTTATATTCCGGAGTAAAAAACATACCATATGCTACTAATGGATATAAACGCTATATGATTATTGGAACCAAATGATTATAAAAGAATAAATACATATATGGATAATTATAAGTATTTTTCGCAATTATGCGAAAGCATAGTGTCAGAAGCCAGCACAGCTATGGCTCAGTTTACTGGGCCGGGCGCACAGGAAGTATTAAAACAACTACATTCTAAAGAAGCTTTAGGACATGATGTTCAACCTGAACCTGCAATCAGACCTAAATGGACTGATCTCAAAGACAAGCCCGGTACATGGTTGCTAATAGCAGGTAATAAAGGATTTGGTGCAGTAAGATATATAGGTTCCGATACTTATCGTAGCAGGGCATCAAGGTCTGGATCCTATCAAATATTTACTAGTAACGGTAGACCTGATCCAGATGAAGGCAATATGATATATTCTACCTTTGCAGACAATGTTACTGATGCTAATGGTTTGTTAAAAAGTATTATAGGTGATGCTAGAAAATTTTACTTTGTAGATAGTGAATACTCCAAAGAATTAAACCAAAATCGTGGTAAGAATAAACCTATATCAGACTTTAACACTGTTAATGTAACTACCTTGACCAAACGATTCAAACCACTTTTTAGAAAAATATTAGTTGCTTCCAAAGCTGATATCAATGGTGTTATTGCTAGTATGGCAAAAAATGATGCTCATCATAAAGTAGATAAAAAAATTGACCAAGTAAAATTAATTGACCAAGCAATCCAAGGTTTAGATAACAATGAGATAAGTGACGTCCTTGGCAATGCGGTGAGTGCTAGTGTAATATTAGCAGCCAGATATTACTATCCACAACTTACTGGTAATGTAACTAGTGGTTATAGGTATCGTGATAATGGTTTAACAACAGAAAAAACTGAAGGTATGGTAAAGGTATTATCAGATATAGCTAACGGAGATAGAGATAAATTAAGTGCTGTTCTCGCATATCTAAAGAGGAGTTTAGTATAATGAGAGCAACACACTTTTTAACAGAAGCCGATATCAGTACTAATATAATGAAAGACCCCAAGCTAGCAAAAATGTTAGCTATTGCTGTTAGACACGATAGAACATTCCCAAAAAATGAAATAGCAGATATGGGTCCAAGACCTACAGTTGCTGATTATGTTCAAGCTTGGAGTAAATTAGTTAATCAAACACTGGCTAAAAATGAGTATGGTGATTTAAGTAAAGAAGGTAAATTTGATAGTTGGTTATTAAAATTATATAATAATCACGCTATAGATTATGAAGATTTGAATGGTGAGGGCGGTGACGCACTGGGTGCTTGGCAAGCATTAAGCACACGTGGTTTATTAAAGAAGCCAGACCAAGATTTTAATAAATTTCCTAGTATACGGGCGTTACAACAGGCAATGGAAAAAGATGAGTATCGTAATACTTTAAGAAGAATTAAAGACGCCGAAGCATTAGAAAAACATAAACGCAATAGAAAAGAAATAGTACTATTAGATAATGACAGATTTCATGTTATAATGCCATTAAACTATGGTGCTTGTTATACATTTAACAATCAAACAGGACACATGAGTAATTTCTGTACCGGTGGTTCTAGTGGATTGAATTGGTTTAATAATTATGCACCTGACGGTCCTATCATTAGTATTATTGATAAACAAAATATTGATAATAAAAATGGCAAGTGGCAATTACATGCTCCTACTAGTCAATTAGTAAACAGCACACAGGATCAACGATATAATAGAACTGGTGCTGATCTTGAGTTTTCTAAAAGATTCCCTGGTTTAATGAAAGAAATTGTTAAAGCTATGCTTACAAAAGCAGGTGAAGTAAAAACCGGCAGTAAAGAAATTAGCCCACCTGAAGGGTATGATGTTAGAGAAGCTGCCAAGCAGATAGTAGCAAAGTTCCCTCAAAGTTATAAATCAGTTCCCGGTGCACCAGGAAAAAATCTACCACCTGATGATGAATTTGTAAATCAACCAGCTGAGCCGGCACCAACTCAAGCTACTCAAGCTACACAAGCAACTCAACCCACTGAACCAGAAGGGCCACGTATAAGTGATTGGCGAATTTATAATGCAGGAAGGCAAGTTGCTACAGCAGTAAATAAAACTCAACAACAAGCCATGCAAGAATTAGAAAAATATGCCATAAAGAATAGAATACCTAGAGGTCGTATGTATTTACAAGATTATTCTAACAATCAAATAGTCAGATGATAGCCAAAAAAATAGACCCCGAAGGGTCTATTTTTATTTAATTGACTTAGTGATACTATCATAATAGATTACTTGTGTATTATACGGCTCTCTTGTCTTTGACTTAGATCCATTATATAAACCTAACCGCAACATTACTCGCAAATCTTTATCTAACACATTTGGCCCAGTAGTGTTTAGTATAGTATTTCCGTTAATTTTAACACGACTGTACCCGTCACTATACATAGATGTTTTTATTTCATAACGTATATTAATCCACTGATTGTACGGATTGTCAATGGCATTGATATCAACTGTAGGATACGTATCAGCGGCTGATGTAAATGAAAATTCATTTAGAGGGCGAACAGCTAATTTATTTTCACTAGAAATTAGTATCTGTGCAAATCCAAAATAGTTTAAACAGCATCTAGTAGTTGACATTGTTAATAGCTGTGATACAAATAAATGTCCTGATCCTACTGGTTTAAATCTAGGTTGTTCCGGAATGTACATCCAAAAGTCCCATACTATTTCTTTATTATATACATTAATTCCACCGGTATCATCTTCAATTTCAGTCCTACTTCTATCATTAATACAATCATTGTGACTTGTATTCCAAGTACAATCCTCAGGACGCAACTCAAATCTATAAGCATAATCACCAGATTTTGTAGGATGTCCATCTGATTTATGTGCCTGTAAACAATGATAGGACTGTATGTTGCCTAATTGAAAAAGTTTAAATTTTGCAACATCAGAAATATCACTATTGAACAAATCACATGATACTCCCCTAACCGATTGGCGAGACAGATCGGTTGTAACAATGTTACCATTAATTATAGGTGGTTCAATAATTGTAGGGGAAGCAGATGAGCCACCCCCGCATCCTGCAAGCAATGTTATTGAAAAAAGGGCAAGAGTAATATGCTTTTTCATAAAACTTAATAAGTATTGATTAAAACTTATTATAATACATTACGGTATTATTGTCAACCTTTAATTTACATTGTAGGTCCATTACCGTTTTTAAATCCAACACTACCACCTTCACTTTCAATACGTTTTATAACATCTTCAAACAGTATGGGTCTATAATCTGTATGCTCAACACATACGCAATGATAACGTACATCAATGTAATGTCTACTACCACGAACGCCAAACTCATGTAATGTTTCAACTTCTTTCTTTACACGATTAGCATGTAAGTGACCGTGAATGTTAGTACCAAATCTTCCTAACGATTCAGTATGAATTGGTATATGGCTTAATATCATTCCGTTCATCACGTGATAAGCACGTAATTCACGGAAGTATAATCTATATTCATCGTCACGGAAGATATCATGGTTACCACGAATCAACACTTTGTCACCGTTTAAGCGACTCATAATCTTCAATGCTTTGCGGTTAATGACAACATCACCCAAGTGATAAACTTTGTCGTTAGGTCGTACTGTTTCATTCCAACGCTTAACCATTTCTTCATCCATCTCATCTGGATCAGTCCATGGTCGCATCTTTGAACCATCACTGTTTGTGAATCTACAAACTCCGGTATGCCCGAAGTGTGTGTCACTTGTTAAAAATACTGCGGGCATATTATTCCTTTATTTGGCATCCCTCCAAGGATTCGAACCTTGACTAACGGTTTTGGAGACCGGTATGCTGCCATTACACTAGAGAGATATTGTTTACAAATTCTTTCTAATACGTTTTAGATATTCTCTACCAACAAGTCCTTGTTCAATTTCTTCTAATGCAGTAACCATTGGTCCTGATTTAGTAGTAAGCATTGAACGATGTCCTCGCTTTAATTCTCTTACACGCTGTGAGGCGATAAGAACTAAATCAAAACGATTACCGACCATGTTTGCGGCTTCTTCACTTGTATATCTTGCTCTGCTTTGTGACATATTTTTCCTTTGTTTGGTGCATCGTGAGAGGGTCGAACTCCCGACATTCGCCGTGTAAAGGCGCTACTCTACCACTGAGTTAACGATGCGTTATTCTATTTAACCACCCTGGTTACTATCTTTTACTTCTGTTTGTTTAACAATATTGTCAAACGCTTCATCTTCATTCTTTTGATCCTCAAGTATTCTTGGATCAGGCTTACGAAAGATATTATCCCAGTTGTTATTAAACGTTTTTAAATCAACACTATAGGGTCTTGGTAAGCTACCTTTAGTCATTTACTATTATCCTTACGAGAACTTGTGCGTGAATTGCTTTTTTCAATCTCAACATAACTACGAATAAAATCCCCACGCACATGTGCATCACGAATTAGCGTTGCCGCACGTTTAACTGCTTTAGGGATTTTAACTGCCCTTGAATCATAACCTCTACATGTCATACTATTTCCTCTTTTAAAAAATGATTGGTCGGAGTACAAGGATTCGAACCTTGGACCCCCTGGTCCCAAACCAGGTGCGCTACCAGACTGCGCCACACTCCGAATTAACTTGGTATTATATGCGGTATGAATGGAACATTTCGTGGACCATATGTTTGTTCAAAAAGCTTTTTAGCTTCTTGTACATTAGGCGCAAAGACTTTTTCTTTCTTTTCACCTTGTGGTGTTCTTACTGTTGTTTCATACATTGGCATATAATTCTCCTATTTGGATGCGGGGGACGGATTCGCACCGCCGATCTTCAGGTTATGAGCCTGATGAGTTACTACTTCTCCACCCCGCGTAATTCGTTTACACACTACTTATCATAGTATACACCGTGTGTAATGGTGATCTTGGTGGAGGAGACAGGGATCGAACCTGCGACCTACTGGTTGCAAACCAGCCGCTCTCCCAACTGAGCTACACCCCCAATATTCTTTTGGTGCGTCTGGTCAGACTCGAACTGACACGCCTTTCGGCACGGGCTTCTAAGACCCGCATGGCTACCAATTACATCACAAACGCATTAACCTTTTAAAGAACAAATGTTATTATAACAGAGAATTATTTATCTGTCAATACTTGTTTTCCCGAATAAATATTTTCATGTTTAAAAAGAAACAACACATCCCTCTTAACCTACGCCGTAGAGTTATTGAAAGGGACGGCAAATGGTGTGTCTATTGTGATGAAGACTTGTCCGATAAAGAAATACACATGGATCATGTTATTGCTGAATCTAAAGGTGGAGAAACCACTTATAACAATCTTCAAGTAACTTGTAGAAAATGTAATCTTGCTAAGGGTACTTTAACTGAATCAGAATTTACTGAACAGTTAAGAACCAGAGCAATGAACATTTTAAATAGAATTGGAGCGGGATAGCGGATTCGAACCGCTGACGAACAGCTTGGAAGGCTGACACTCTACCCCTGAGTTAATCCCGCAACTTTGGAGCACAGAGTGAGATTTGAACTCACGGTTTTACGGATTTGCAATCCGTCGCATTTGACCACTCTGCCACCTGTGCATATAAATACATTATGAAATATTATTCACCTATCTATTTAGAAAATATTAAAATCATTCAAGAAAAGATTTTTGATGTATTTCCTAAAACTGAATTATCAAGTAAAGAAAACTTATTCTATATACCTGATAATCTAAAATTATTTTTTGATATACCAGAATTAAAATCTGAATTAGATAATATGAACTGGTCACAATATGTTCATTCGTTTGGTTTTTATGTAATTAACAAAACATACGGCACACCTATACATATTGATAGTGGTAATAGTCTTTATAGTTTTAATATACCAATACTAAATTGTAAAAATACTTTTGTTAATTTTTACAAAACAGATAAAGAACCTGTAAAGAAATCATATGTTGCATATAACAAGATTATAGACTATTATAGTTTTAATCCTACTGAATGTGTATTACAAGATAAATTAGAAATGACCACTCCACATGTCATAAAAGTCAAAGAGGTACATAATGTAACTAACATTAACGATTTACCACGCATTACATTATTAATCAGATTAAAAAAAGAAATTAACTTGGATTACTTATTTCAATGAAATATATAGAATACTTAGATTTACCACCGGTACCCGAAAACTTAATTGAATCTATTACGGATATCATTAATAAGCCACCTAAAGCTTATAGTACAGTACCGGCTGAATATAACTTTTTCAAAACTAGAAATGTTAATGATGATTTGGCAGAATGGTTACAATCTATAGTTGAATATAAAATATATCCACAATATCAATTAATATATAACGGTTTACCTATACATGTAGATAACGGTAACAGAATTAATGCCTATAACTATTTGTTAGATACAGGAGGAAAAAATGTTAAAACTATCGTATATAATGAAAACTACAAACCATTGCAAATTGAACAGCTTGAACTAAAAAGATGGCATCGTATTAATACGGGCATGTTACACGGTGTTCATGGAATTGAACCTGATAAAGTTAGAGTTGCTATTAGCATAACATAATCATTTATTTGTGCATAAAAAAGCATATTGAAACACACTAACATCCTCGGTATGTACTAAAGTTCAATGAACCGCTACGACCAAATATCAATATGCTTCAATCTGCTCTGCATCCCCCGGCGGTAATTATAGAGTATCAAGATATGACGCTATCATACCCATCACACACTCCTTCCACCCGCTTCCCGACAGGGACCGTTCTCGCATTGCTAGCGGCCTTTGGGTTTAAAGACTACCACCCGTACTTGTCACAGTACTTCTCATCCTGCGGGTCACAGTATCCGGAGACACCCGGAACGTTCTGGTGGAGACGGTGAGATTCGAACTCACGGTACGTGTTACCACATACGACAGGTTAGCAACCTGCTGCCTTAGGCCACTCGGCCACGTCTCCTATTTAGATGGTGCCTCCACCTGGACTCGAACCAGGAACCTAGCGATTATGAGTCGCTTGCAACTAACCAATTGTGCTATAGAGGCAATAATTAAATAATCAACTCAAAGTTATTTCGTTGAATATTTATTATATCTTGTTTTTGAACTACTAATAACTGTTCTGGGAATTGTCCCCACTTTGCTGTATCTCGTTCAGTTTTATATCCTTTGACTTCTACATATACCTTTTTTTCAGGTAAATAGAAATCAGGAAAATATGTTCTAGTGCCATTCCACTCATACGGAAATCCTTTTGTATTTCTAATACAAGGAATATTATTAGCAAGACACCATTTATAAAAATTAAGTTCCCAGTTCCCTTGAAACTTCATCCCATTAAAAATAATCTGTTTTACTCTTCCTCTATTAGAAGATGAGTATGCTTCTGGATTATTTTCAACTGCTTGTTTCATACTTAATGACAGTTTGTTTTTGGATTCATCAGACCAAACTCTATTACGATTTGAATTACGAATGATATCTCTACCTGTTTCCGTCATAGGAGTAGCAGTACCTTTAATAAACTGATTACTACCTTGTTTCCCTAACATCCCCATTGATGCTTTTTTAACTTTAGCATCAGGATTAGATTTACAATACAGTTCGTGTTGAGCCTTACTGTTGGGTGATTTTTTATCACGGTTACAAAAATTACATTTTAACATAAATGTATTTAGTCCTAAAGTTCATTGCTCTAACCTTCTATTTTGGTGCGAGTGGGCGGGGTCGAACCGCCATGCCTTGCGACGCCAGATTTTAAGTCTGGAGAGTATACCGATTTCTCCACACTCGCATTATTGTTATCATTATATATCATACAATTATTGTAGTCAAATAATATGGTCAACTAACTTGGCGGTCCCAGCGGGTAACGATCCCGCTCCTCATGCGTGACAGGCATGTATGCGTCCGTGAACACTTTGAGACCTGATACAGAATAGGACACCCCTTTGGCCTAGGTAGTTTAAGAGTACGCCTGCCCAGCGACTCTCCTATATTTTTGGTGGAGACGGTTGGAGTTGAACCAACAGTGCCATAAGGCGGAAGATTTACAGTCTCCTGGGGTTACCAATTTTCCTACATCTCCAAGATGAGTTACGGTTGCAAGACCTAGTGTCTCATTACTGAGAGAAGTATCAGGGCGATGTAACTCAAAAATTAGTATAAGCTACTTGTTTCCACACAAGCCCTTAATTGAGCGGTTACTCTGTCCATCTCTTTTATTCTAACGTCTGTGTGCAGAGAGATACTGCCTATCAGATTCAGAGGATTTCCCTCGCTAACGGTCTTCTGCCACCGGAACTCTATCGCTATTCAAACGCTATTTTAACGAAAATAGTAACGGGATTCTTTGGAAGAGCATAGGAGAATCGAACTCCTCTTCTTAGGATGAAAACCTAATGTCCTAACCGATAGACGAATGCTCCATGCTATTAGTTTTGCTGACGCACTATTTGCTATGCTCAACGGAATTGCCAGCTGGACGTACCGTTTATATACATAGTTAGTTAGAGTTGACGTTTACTCAGGCGCTTACATCAGCAAAACTAATAACACACTATATGAAAAAACATTAAGGAACGTAAACTGTATCCACCAGTACCGTCTACTGGATCGTTGTTTCTGTCATTACTGCCTAACTTCCCGTCACGTTAAACAATATTGCTATTGTAGATACGCTTCTTGCACCCTATGCGACCCGGCGTCGTCCACCGGCTGACCTCATAGACCTGCCTAACGGATTAGGTGACCTTAATGTATTTTCATATAGTCCCTGTAACTTAAACAGGGCTATATGATAACTCAGAATTTTAAAGAACTCTGTTGATTAGTACGATGACTTTCTCAACTCATGCTATGATTGTATCATAACTACCATTTATTGTCAAATTCTTTTGTTTCACTGTTTCCCAAGAACTTGTTCAATCAATCTATAACTAGAGTATAGCAGATTGAGGATTTATTGTCAAATTTTGGTCCGGGGTGCAGGAATCGAACCCACATTCATCGGGTAGAAGCCGATTGTATTATCCATTATACTAACCCCAGATAAATAAGCTTATGGAAAACACCTTATATGATGACCTAGAATTACCTAAAAATTGTACTTCCGAAGAAATCAAACAAAAATACAGAATACTAGCACAAATACATCATCCCGATAAAGGAGGTGATTCTGAAAAATTTCAACGAATTAAATATGCATATGACACATTGGGTGATCCCGAAAAACGTGCCCATTATGATTCAACTGGTCAACCGTACGATAGTAATGGTATTGATAATGAAGTGTATAACAGACTGGCTGTTATGGTGTCACACTTTAGTAATATTATAAATCCAGAATTTGATGACTTGATTTTAAAAATGAAGGTTGATATTTATCAAGCACAGCAACAAACCAATATGGCTATTGAAGAATGTCATGTTGCTATAAAAAAATTTACCACTATTAGTAAAAAAATTAAATTAAAAAAAGATGGTGAAAATTTTTTAAAATCTTTTGTTGAAGAAAAAATCAAACATAAACAATCTGAGGTAATTATGTATGATAGAGCCTTACTAGTGTTTAATAAAATGTTAGATGTATTAGAAAACTATCATTATAGCAATGATGAATGGCGATTACTACTAGAAAATGTTGATGGTCCGGCGTAGAGGAATCGAACCTCTATTGATAGCTTAGAAGGCTACTGTATGATCCATTATACTAACGCCAGATATTAAGATAGCTTAGTTCTTTCTTCTATGAATTTTTTCACTTCAATATCATTTTTTTGATTTTTTGTAGGTGCAAATAATGCACGTTGTCTTGGATCAACATTTACACTAGGATTAGTCATATAATACATGGCTAGGCTTTTTCTGTATACATTTTCTGGGCAACGCAACGGTTCAGGTAACCCATGCCAAGAATTTTGTGTGGTGTCAAAAAGTACAGCACGATTATAAACACATTCTACTTCTTTTACTTTTTCTTTTGGTTGATTGTTTTTAGTATCATGTGACCATAATTCTAAGCCACCACCCCATAAGTTATCCCAATCTTTAGAAAGATATACAATAAGATTTAACTTGCGTTCTAATCCTAATTTAGGGTGTACAGAATAATCTCTATGTATATTAAGTTTGCCGTTTCTACCATGCATATGACAGCCACCACCATGCAATCCATAATCAGGATACAATTTTT